GCTTCGCTTGTGTCGGTGCCACTGTTCTCGACGGGCGCCGTCACCAACATGAGCTACATGTTCCAGTCCTGCTATTCGCTTGTGTCGGTGCCACTGTTCTCGACGGGCGCCGTCACCAACATGAGCTCCATGTTCCAGTCCTGCTATTCGCTTGTGTCGGTGCCACTGTTCTCGACGGGCGCCGTCACCAACATGAGCTCCATGTTCCAGTCCTGCGCTTCGCTTGTGTCGGTGCCACTGTTCTCGACGGGCGCCGTCACCAACATGAGCTCCATGTTCTACTCCTGCGCTTCGCTTGTGAGTGTTCCCGCCCTGACCGCCTCAGCGGTCATCACCGGAAACCTCGCAAGCATCTTCGGCTCCTGCCCATCCCTCTCCTCCGCACCCCTCACCGGCGGCATATTCGCCATCTCCTACACCGGCTGCAAACTCGGCCGTCCGGAACTCGTCGCCATCTTCACCGACCTCGGCAACGCCTCAGGCGGCGCCCAAAACCTCACCGTCGCCAACACCCACGGATGGTCAGACCTCACCGCCGGCGACAAGACCATCGCAACCAGCAAAGGATGGGCACTCGTATGACCGACACCTCCGGTTTCTACAAGTTCAACCCCGACAACCCCAACGCCATCGACTGGGCCCAGTACGACGTCACCGGCCCCGGATACGAGCTGTACCGCCAGGGCCACGAGCAGGTCACATACCCCGTCCAGGGCTGGTGGTGGTTCGACTCCCGCGCCGAGGCCCGCGCCGCCCTCGTCCCCGCCTCCACAGGGAAACTCGACGCCCAGGCACTGCAGGACATCCGTGACCAGATCCAGCCCGACCCGCAGCAGCTCGCGCAGACCCTCGGCGGCCTGATCGACCTGCTCACCGACATCGCCGTCTGACCCACCGCACCTGACCGTCACGACGCCCGGGAGGAGGTCCCGTCATGCTTGGTGGGACCTACCCGGGCGCCCTCTACGGGGGCGGGCAGGCGGTCGTCTCGGGGGGGGGGACTGCCGCCGTCGCCGTCACCCTCGACGCCCGTTGGGCTGTCCGCGCGACTGCGGGAGTGCCCACCGACGTCCGCTGGCAGGTACGCGCCACTGCCGGGACGGAGACGGACCTGCGGTGGACTGTCAAGACCACAGCCGGTGCGTCCACAGACTGCCGGTGGCAGGTCTGGTCGGCTGTCGGGAAGACCCTCGACGCCCGTTGGGGAGTGCGCGCCACCACCGGCACGACCGTGGACGCCAGATGGCCCGTCTCGGCCACGGCCGGGACGGCACTGGACGCACGCTGGCCAGTCCGCCGCGCTGTCGCCGCCACCATGGACGCCCGTTGGGCTGTCCGCGCCACCACAGGCGCGTCCACCGACGTCCGCTGGCAGGTACGGGCCCTCACCGGGACACTCCTCGACCTCCAATGGCAGGTCGCAGGCGCCCCCGGAATCGTCGGCCTGACCCTCACCCTCCAATGGCCCACCCGCGCCACCACGGGAACCGACCTTGACGCCAGGTGGCCGGTACGTGCCCTCACTGGCCCCGCCTCCTTGGACGCACGCTGGCCCGTCCGTGCGATCACGGGAGTCTCCACAGACTTCCGGTGGGCCGTCCTCAGCGCCCTAACCCAGCCCGTCCGGACTCTCCCCGACACGAAACTTGCGGTCATCACCGGCCTCAAGGCATCACCAGACCTCCCCGCCACGGTGACCGTGGTTGGTGCCGTGGAAGACAACCTGCCCGCCCTCGTCTCGGCTACCGGCCCATACGTGGCCGTCTACCGTCCCCCCGGCGCGACACCGGTTTTCTGGGGCAGCATCGACCGCGCCCTGATCAACGTGCAGGTGTGGGCTGCCACCGAGGCGGGCGCACGCGACACCGCAGCGACCGTCCACGCCGTCCTCCACACACTCCCCGGCACCACCCATGCAGGCGCGTTCGTGGAACACGTCGAGGACATCACCGGACTCGGTGAAATGCCCGACCCCGGCCTCCCGACCCTGTACCGGCAGGTCTTCACCGTCCGCGTGACCGCCCGCCGCACCCGCACCTAACCAACCCCCCAGAGTTCCACCCGACCCCCCTCCCGGCCGGGTGCTGACGCACGCCGCGAGACGGCACCAGACAAGGAGACAACCCATGACCAACCCCAACTCGAACCTTGTCATCGCCGCAGCAGCAGGCGGCGGAACAACCGGCGCCGAACTCCTCTGGGTCGCCCCCACCGGAACCACCCTCCCAACCAACACGACCACCGCCCTCACGACCGTCTCCACATCATGGAACGGCATGGGCTACGTCTCCACCGACGGCGTCACCCTCGGCCAAGACGAATCCTGGGAGGAAATCGAAGCATTCGGGGCCGCCTCGATCGTCCGGAAAGTCAACAAGGGCGTCAAGCACACCTTCAACGTCGAATGGATGGAACACAAGCTCGACGTCCTCGAAGTCGTAAACCGACTGGACCTCGGCACCATCGCACCATCAGCGACAGGCGCATTCACCATCCGCCGCGGAGTGGTCGGCGTCCAACGCTATTCCTTCGTCATCGACATCGTCGACGACACAAACCACATCCGGCACGTCGTCCCCAACGCTGAGGTGACTGACGTCAAGGAGCAGAAGGTGACGGCCGGGGCCGCCATCACCCATGCCGGGGAAATCACCTGCTACCCGGACGCCTCCAACATCTCCATCTACTCCTACTACCTGATCCCGGCGTTGGCCTCCTCATAGGCCCCCACGGTCGCGGGGCGCGGTGACCCTCCCTGGCGCCGCGCCCCGCCGAACACGAACACCACCAGGGAGACAACACCCACCAGGGAGACCAAGAATGGCTGCACCACGCAAACCGCAGGACAGGAAGACGCCCACCGCCCGGAAGCGTGCCCCCGCGAAGGCCGTGCAACGCAAGCCGACCGCCGCAGAGATGGCCGCATCTGAAGCCGCCGACGCGACGACTGGCCTGCGGACCGAGGTCGAGGTCGAGGAAACCGGATGGATCACCGTCCCGTGGGGTGACCTGACCTTCCGTATCCGTCCGGGCCAGGAATGGCGGCAGTCCACCAACGACGCCCTCAACGAGGGCAGCATCAACGACTGGGCCGAAGCGGTCATGCCCGCCGACGACTACGAGGCGTGGCTCGACCTCGACCCCACCAACGCCGAGTTCGGCGCATTCATGCAGGCGATGGGCGAGGAGGTCGGGGCCGGCCTGGGGGAATCCGGGCCCTCCAATCGGGCCTTGAGGCGCATGCGTCGAAGGTAGAGGCGGACTTTCAACGCTACTACCGGATCGACCTCCGCGACCTGTGGCGCCCCGACGGCGGGGCATCACGGCTCACATACCGGCGGGCCATAGCCCTCATCGAGAGCCTCCCGCCCGAATCCGCGTACATGACTGCCCTCCGTGAGGGTCTCACCCCAGAGGACCACCTGCGGCTCACCGCCGAAACCAGCGACCGCAACCACGGCCCCTGGTCACACGGCGAACAGCTGCTGGCCCTCCTTGTGGATGTCGTGCAGCAGCAGACGTGGGCTCTCGCCCAATGGGAGAAGGGCAAGCGGCCACCAGCCCCGAAGCCCCTCCCGCGGCCCGGAGTGGACGAGGGGCACGCGAAACCGAGATCCCTCGAAGAACGCCAGTCGGGATGGTCCGACCTGACACGGCGCCGCGCGGAAGCCCTCAGGAACGGGCTCGAACTCCCAACCCAGTAGAGAGGCAGTGATCCGGGGTGGCCACATTCGCTGGCGAAATTGAGGTACCGGTCACCCCGGACACCACCGGGTTCGGGCAGCGCCTCGAAGCCGACGCGCTGGCGTCCGCCACCAAGGCGGCGCAGAAGATCGGCCGGGCGATGGGTCAGGTCATCGCCGACCGTATCGCCAACGGAATAGCGCAGGGCCTAGACCGGGCCGGGGGCGCGAAAGCCGGGGTACGGGTGGGCTCGGAGTTCGGCCGCGAATTCTCGAAGGTCGCGAACGCCCAAATCAAGGCCGGGATGCGGGACGTCACCGTCAAGGCCGACGTCCGCACGGACACGGCACGCGCCCGACGGGAGATTGAGAGCCTCCGCGGCAAGGACGTCACCGTCAACGTTGACGCAGACACAGGTAACGCCCGCCGCCAGATCGACTCACTCGGAGCGTCATCAGCGGGTGCAGCGACCCGAACCCAATTCCTGGTCGGGACGATCCTCCTCCTCGGCCCGGCCCTGGTCCCGATCGCTGCCGCAGGTGCCGGGGCGATGGCTGGTATCGCGTTGGGCGCTATGGCCGCCGCCGGGGCGGTCGGGGTCCTCGTCCTCGCCCTGTGGCCGGTCATTCAGGCCGTCGCAGCGGTCACGCAGGCGCAGGGTAAGCAGGCCAACACGTCCGCGTCGGCGGCCTCTAGGGCGCTCCAGCTCGCCAACGCCAACGACGCCCTCAAGGCCGCCCAGGACGGTGTCACTGAGGCTGTCCGCCGGGGACGGCAGTCGCAGGAGCAGTCCACCAGGGCCATAGAGAAGGCCAAGAGGGCGGAGAGGGATGCCACCGAGGCTGTCCTAGATGCGGAGCAGCGGCTCGCTGACGCGCGGAAGGAAGCCGCCCAAGACCAGCTTGACCTGAAGGACCGTATCCAGGCGGGGAAACTCGATGAACGGCAGGCGATCCTCGACCTGCAACGCGCCCAACTGGAGTACTTCCAGGTTCTCGCTGACCCGGCTGCATCTAAGGCGGAGCGGGACCAGGCACAACTCACGTTTGACCAGGCCAAGTATCACCTCGCGGAAATCCAGCTCGCGAACGCTGATCTTGCGCAGCAGCAGCAGGACACGGTCCAGCAGGGCGTCGAGGGGTCGAAGAAGGTCCAGGACGCCCAGAAGGGCGTGTTGGATGCGAAGCAGAAGCAGGTGGACGCCGAGCAGGGGGTCGCTGATGCCGTAAAGGCCGCAGCGGAGGCCCAGCGGGAGTCGGCTCGCTCGGTAGTGCAGGCGCAGCAGCAGGTGGTTCAGGCGCAGCGGGCGTTGCTGCAGGCGTCCACGTCGGCCGGACTGGCGGCGTCGGCGTCGTTGCAGACGATGCGGCAGAAGATGGCTGCGCTGACCCCTGAGGGCCGCCGGTTTGTCCTGTTCCTGACGGGGCCGCTGAAGGATGCGCTGTCTGGTCTGTCTGCGGAGGCGCAGCGGGGGTTCCTGCCCGGTCTCCAGTCCGGGATGCAGGCGCTCCTCCCGATGCTCCCCGCGGTGAAGGCATCCATCGGCGAGGTGGCGCGGACGCTCGGCCACCTCGCCGACGAGGCCGGTAACGCACTTACGGGCCCGTGGTGGAGGCAGTTCTTCACCTTCGCGTCCGAGACTGCCGTCCCTGTCCTGCATATGATGGGCGAGACTGTAGGCGACCTGATCACCGGTTTCGTCGGACTGCTCCAGGCGATGGCCCCGGCGGCGATGGACTTTGGTCGTGGACTCCTCGACGCGGCGCGTGCGTTCTCCGAGTTCGGAACATCGGCGCAGACGAACCCCGGGTTCCAGCGGTTCCTCGACTATGTCCGGGACTCTGGCCCCAAGGTCGTTACCTTGCTGAAGGATCTTGTCGACGCGGCAGTTAACATTGCGGTTGCGATGGCCCCTGCTGGCGTCGCCGTCCTCGGCGTCGTTGACGCGGTAGCCAAGTTCATCGGCTGGATGAACCCACAAGTCCTAGCGGGGGTAGCTAGCGGCGCAATTGCCATCGCTGTTGGTCTTAAGGCCATCGGTCTGGCCCAGTCGGGGATTCTTAAGGCGCGGGCCGCCCTAGACGGGACCGCGTCTGCAGCAACGAGGCTCAAGTCCGCGATGATCGGCATTGGAGTTGGGTTCGCTGCGGCCGGGGTATTGGATGCCGTTTTCCGGTCTGGCGACCAGGCTCAAGCGTCCGTGACGCAGACCGAGGCTGCTCTGAAGAAATTAGCGGCGTCAGGGTCAGTCGATGCCCTAAACAAGATTTTCCAGGCGACATCGAACTACGGTGAGGATGATGTCAGGGGGTTCACTGACGCGTTGAAGCGCCTAACTGATCCCGACCTGAACCAGAAGTTGAACGACCTGGCCGGGACGTTGTCGATGGGACTCATCAAGTCCGGGCAGGAAACTCTTGTCCAGCAGATGCAGCAGATTGATCAGACACTTTCGCAGTTGGTTCAGTCCGGTAACGCCGACCAGGCTAAGCGGATCTTCTGGGAGCTTGAGCGTAACGCCTTTCGAGCTGGCGTCTCAGTTGATGATCTGAAGAAGCAGTTTCCGGACTATGCCGCAGCACTGGATGCTGCGTCTACGAACGTGAAGTCTGCCGCAGATGCTCAGCGGGACCTGGCTGACCAGTCGAAGCGGGTGTCTGATAACCTGTTGCAGGCTCGCGGGTCTGAGACCGCCTATTTCCAAGCTCTGGACACGGCAACCGAGTCCATCAAGACAAATGGCGCCACCCTCGATGTGCATACAGCTAAGGGCCGCGCTAACCGTGACGCCCTAGATAACATCGCGGCTGCATCTAACACTTACACGCAGAAACTTGCCGACAATGGCGCTACGCACGACGTTCTGGGGCAGAAGCAGGAAGAGGCGCGTAAGCAGCTAGTCGAAGTCGCCAAACAGATGGGAATGAGCAAGACTGAGGCCGAGAAGTACACGGCTTCCGTGCTTTCCATTCCTAAGGAAGCGACTACTAAGGTTCAGACTCCAGGGGCCGTCGAGTCGAAGTCGAACGTTGATGGGATGAAGTCGGCAGTCGATAGTCTCCGTGCTTCCGCTGATAGGACCGAGTCGGTGTGGTCTCGGATGTGGAACAGCCTCCGAGACTCAGCAATGGATCCGATCAGTTTCGTAATCGACACGATCATCAACAAGGGGATCATCGACACCTGGAACAGTCTCGCCTCGTTCTTCGGCGGAAAGATACAGAACCGGATACCTAACCCGCTGGATCAGATCAGGACGCACGGTGCGGAAGGGTTCGCTTCCGGCGGCGCTGTCCGTGGCCCCGGGTCTGGCACAAGCGACAGCATCCCCGCATGGCTGTCCAGCGGGGAGTATGTGATCCCCGCGAGGATCGTCCAACAGTTGGGGGTCGGGTTCTTCGACCTGATTCGGGGCGGACGGCTCGATGTCGCGGGCGACCCGTCGTCGCTTGTGGTCCGTAGGTTCGCGGACGGTGGCGCGGTGGACGCTACGAAGGCGTGGCTGCCGTCCGTCAACCCGCTCCCGTACGTGTGGGGCGGTGTTGGGCCGTCAGGGTACGACTGCTCCGGGCTGTCCGGGGAGGTCTACTCCAGGGTCACGGGTGGCCCCTCCTACCGGCGCGTGTTCACGACGTTGAGTCTGCTCGCGAACCCTGGCCGGTTCGGGCTCAAACCGGGCCGTGGCGCGCTGACGTTCGGGGTCAGCGACACACATATGGATGGCAACCTGGCGGGTCTCGGGTTCGAGGCGCGGGGCAGGGAATCCGGCATCATCATCGGCTCTGGCGCGAAGCCGACGTCCGCGTTCCCGCACGAGTTTTTCCTGTCGGATCTCGGTGGCAGCCATGATGAGGCTGGCGGGCTCGACATCGACCCGCTACACCCGGTCGAGTCCGTCAAGCGGATTCTCGCTGCCGTCCTGGCGCCGCTGAAGCAGATCACGGGCACACCGTGGGGGCAGATGGCCGCCGTGATGCCTCGGATGGCCATGGACGCCGTCGTCCAGCGCGCGGCGGATCTTTGGAACGCGAAGCAGGTGCTCAAGCACCTGGTGCCCCGGTTCGCGGATGGCGGTCTTGTCGGGAGCCCGACGCTGTACGACGAGGGTGGCTGGTTGCAGCCGGGCTTGACGACGGTCCTGAACGCATCACGGACCCCGGAGCCGGTGTTCTCGGGTCAGCAGTGGGACCGATTGTCTCAGGGTGGTCTCGTCGACAACCGCCCGAATCTCAGCGTGCAGGTGCATAACCCGGTCCCGGAGACCGCCAGCGAATCGTCTACCCGGATGATGCGCAGGCTCGGCTACTCACGGGCAGGGGCATAACCGGTGGCGATCACGAAGGCTGAGGGCTGGTGGATCGACGGTGTCCGCCTCGACAGGTGGGGTGTCGTCAACGACGACAACGGGGTGATCCTCAGTGACCGGAAGGGCTGGGATGACACCCCTGGCGTGAGGGGGTCTAACGCGGTCCTGCTTGGCTCACACGGGGAGTCGTGGCGGCGGAAGAAGTTCGGGCCAGGGCGGAAGACCCTGAACATCACCGTTAACGGGACGGGCGCTTACGGGTGGGATGTCCCGTCCACTCCGCAACTCCGGAGGGCCGCTTACGAGGAGGCTCTCGACGCACTGCTGCGGCTTTTCAGCAAGCGGCACGAGCCCTTGTCTGTGGAGAGGGTGTACGCGTCCGGGGACCGCCGGCAGGCTGACTGTGAGGTCATCACCGTCATCACCCCCGACATCCTTGATGACACGGCGGCCAGGATGTCGGTGGAGTTGTCGGTGCCTGGCGCGTTCTGGGAGGACGTCGACCCGACCACGCATGCACTGCAGTACGACGTGGCGGGGGCGAACTCGCAGTCCTGCGAGGTGTACAGCCTGGTGGGGCAGACGGCTCCGTGCGCTGACCCGGTGATTGTGGTGACGGGACCGTGCACCACCTTGTCGATCACGGACACGGAGACCGGTGAAGGGTTCTCGTACGCGACGGCGTTGTCTGGGGCGGACACTCTCACCATCGACGCAGGCACGTGGACGGCCACCAACGGAGCGACGTCAGTCATCACTGGCCTGGTGTTGTCGGGTCAGCAGATCCTGGAGATCGTGCCCGCCCCTGCAAGTAACCGGGGCCCTAGCGTGACGGTCAACGCCCCCGGGTCTACGGCGGGGTTCACGGTCACGGTGACGTCGCGGCGGAAGTGGTTGCGGTGATCCCGCTCCCGCACATCCAGGTGTTCGACGCGACGGGGGCGACACCACTCGGTGTCCTCCCTGGCGGTGAGGGCACCGCACTGGCGATCTCGGACGTGTTCGGGGACGTCGGGACCATGCAACTCACGGTCCCTCGGGATGCGACTGGGGCGTCCCTGCTGGATACCGACAGTGACGTCCAGTTGAAGGTGCTCTTGCCTGGCGTCGCGGCCAAGTGGTTCGTGGTTGATGACGACTCCAGCACCCGCATCTCCGACGACCCGGCTAGTGAGCCGATGCAGGTCACCTGCCGTGACCTCACGGCCCTCTTGGATGAGGCTGTCGTCATCCCGTCCGGGGGGATCGGCACGACCCCGGCGGAGTGGGCGTTCACGGCGAAAACGCCAGGGGAGATCGTCAAGACCCTGTTTGATGCGGCGCAGGCCCGGACCCTGATCCAGGGATGCACTCTCACGGGCGGGAACGCGGCGGATGCTGGCGGCGATGCGTGGCCGACTACCCACACGATCACCCACAAGGCTGGGACGACCCTCCACTCCGTGCTGACTGGGCTCCGTGATGCCCGGCTCATCGAATGGCGGTGGAACGCCAGAGCCTTGGAGATCTACAAGCCGGGCGGGGGCCTGGACCGGACGCTGGACGGTGCAGGAGCGAATCCCGGTCCGACGATCCTCCGCCCGGCCCGGGATGTGATCTCGGCTCCGATCGCCCGGTCCCGCCGGGCAGTCGCTACCGCTGTTGTGGTGGAGGGGGCGGCTGCGGTCACGGCCCGGCGCACGCAGGCGCTCTCGGGTCGCCGGAACCGCGAAGTGTACGTCAGCGAGTCGTCGGCGCCGTCCGGGTCGCTGGACGCCGTCGCCGACCTGTACCTGGCCGCACACGACGAGGCGGACATCCAGGTAACCCACGACGTCACCGACGGCACCGACAACCCAACCCCATGGGTCGACTACCGGTGTGGAGACCGCATCCTCACCGCAGCGGTCGGGACATCCGTTGTGGCACGCCGAATCCAACAGATCGCCGTCACCTGGTCCGACACCGGAGCCAAGGCGACGTTGGAACTCGGTTCGTTGCTGAAAACGCAGGAGGAGATCATGCAGACACAGATCAGGCGGCTCCTCCCCGGCGAAGGGTCCGTGACCTGATGACGCCACCGTTCGCGTACAAGACGGTCACCGGCACCTACAGGAACCCGGATGGCACGAACGTCGCCGGCTCCGTGCGGTTCATGCCATCCGCGACGGTCTATGACTCGTCCGGGCACATCATTGTCCCGCCGACACCGATCACTGCCGTCCTGTCCTCCGGGGCACTATCCGTTCCCCTTCTCGTCACTGACGACCCGACCACCAACCCGACCGGCTGGGTGTGGCAGGTCACTGAGTTGTTTGCGGGAGTCCGCGAGTGGGAGTTCCAGCTTCCGTCCGCATCCGCGTCGACCGTGAATCTCGCGGATCTCGCGCCAGCGTCGACCGTCGACGCCACGTGGCAGTACGTGTTGGCGGCCGCGAACGAGGCTTGGAAGGCCGTCGTTGAGGCCGACGTAACGACCTTGACCGGGCGTGTGGACACCGTCGAATCCGCGGTGTCCATCGTGACCACTGTTGACCTGCTGAAGATGCTCGCGATGGGGGCGACTGCCTGATGTCTGTTACACCAACGGATTTCGTCGATGCGACCCTGACGGGAACGTTGACGACGGAACTATGGGCCGGGTCCGCGTCCCAGGCGATCATCACGAATGTGACGCTGTGCAACACGTCCGCGTCGGCTGTAGCTGTGACCCTGAAACTGGGCGCTAAGGCCCTATACTCCGGGAACTCCATGGCCCCCAACTCGACGTGGACTCTGGGTCCGAACGACATCCGGAAAGTAATCGCCGCCGGAGGTAAGATCACGGGCGGTGCCGCGACCGGCTCCGTCGTTGATGTGACCGTCAGCGGAGTGGTGATCTCCTGATGGCCAGTTCCTTTCCTCCCCCATCTGCGGCCCTGGTGCAGCACACCCAAGAGTTCCTCTCGGGATCAACGAACTGGGTTGCCCCTGCCGGCGTCTACTGCATCGACGTCCTCCTCGTCGGCGGCGCCGGCGGCGGTGGTGGGACTGACAGTTCGGTCGGTGGAGTGGCCGGCGGCGGTGGCTGCGGCCAGCCGCTGCGCAGGACAATTACGGTCGTTCCAGGCACGACGTACAGCGTAACCGTCGGCGGCGGCGGGTCGGCGGGGGCCGGTTCGACCACTGGCGGGGATGGCGGCGATGGAACCGCATCAGCATTTGGTGCGTTGCTGACCGCTGCGGCCGGCGGTGGGGGGGCAGGAACGGGGTCGTCTGGCACCGGTCGACCTGGCCGGTCTGGCTGGTCTGGAGGCGGCGCCAGCGTCAGGCTGGGCGCCGGTTACGGTGCCGCCGGAGGCGGGGGAGGTGCTAGCGGACCTGGCGGGTCAGGGTCGTTCCTTCCGTCCAGCTCCGCAGTCAGCGGTGGATACACGGGGGGGTCCGGTTCCGGAGGTTCTGGAGGCGGAAACTCCACTTGGTCGACGACGGGGAGCACGTATGGGGTCGCCGGAGATGGGGGGCCTGGACTGGATGGATTCGGCGGTGGCGGGGCCGGTGGCGGAACAGCCCCATTCTACGGGCGCGGCAGTTCGGGCGGCGGGAGTTCATCTTCCGCAGCCACTGGACAGGATGGCAGTGCCAATTCCGGCAGTGGCGGCGGCGGCGCGATATCTGGCGGATACGCAGGCGGTGTTGGTGGCTCAGGGTACGTCTTGTTGACGTGGTTCGCCCCCGAGTAAGGGCCGCAGCAAGTCGTCGGGTGATCTTCAATCAGTCAACAATCCAGGGAGGTACCGAACCATGACCGAACAGCTACCCGACCCGCCCATGACCCCCGTCGACACCAGTCCGCGTCCTGAGGACGGCCCCCAGCCAACCGACCAGGCCCCGGACTTCTGGGAAGTGGAAGTCGACACCCCGGAGGGTGGAGATCCGTCGTGACCGCGACCGCACAGGCCGTCCTCAACGTCGCCCGGGGCCAACTCGGATTCCTCGAAGGCCCCAGGAACGACAACCACAACCCTTACGGCCCATACTTCGGGTGGCCCGACCGGCAGGCGTACTGTGACGAATTCGTGTCCTGGTGCGCAGCGCACGCCGCCGCAGCAGACATCATCGGGAAGTCGTACAACTGCGACGCGCACATCCGGTGGTTCAAGGCCCGCGGCCAGTTCGGGCACACCCCACGCGTCGGATCCGTCGCGTTTTTCGACTGGAACTCCGATGGGTCCGCTGAGCACACCGGGTTCGTGGATGGCATCCTCCCCGATGGCCGCGTCCGGACAATCGAGGGGAACACCAGGGATCCCCAGTCAACTGCCCCAGGGTCACGACAGGGCGTTTTCCAGGTCCACCGATCCGCGGCCCTGGTCCTCGGCTACGGCCATCCCGCGTACGGGGCGCCGCGCGGCGCGCCCATCCCTCTCCCGCGACCTTCCCGCAGCGGCGGCAGACTGGTCATCCCCCTGGTCGTCGACGGCGCGTGGGGCCCGAAGACGACACGTCGCGTGCAGGAGCTCCTGCACGTCCCGGTGGATGGGGTTCGCGGGCCGCTGACGATCCGGGCCATTCAGCGGTGGGTTGGATGCAGGCAGGACGGGCAGATGGGCCCCGACACGATCCGGCACCTGCAAGCCAAGGTCGGCGCCCGGACGGACGGACGCCTCGGACCCGACACAATCCGCAGGCTGCAGCGCGCACTGAACCGGGCGATCTGATGTCCACGCAGACACCAACGGACATAACGCTTCCGGAGGTGTGGCGGATCCTCGACGACCTCAAGACGACGGTCTCCCACCTCGCCGACTGCGTCGCGAACCTGCGAACTGACCTCGCCAAGGAAGTCGAGTCCCAGGTGACGCTTCGCCTGAAGGTCCAGGGGGAGCGGATCGGCCGCCTGGAGAAGGTGGTCTACGGGGCGGTCGGGGTGATCTGCACCGGGGTACTGATCGGGCTACTGTCCCTCGTCCTCAACAACCGACCCTAGGGAGCGTCAACGTGCCCAACCTCGACAACCTGCCGGCGTGGCTGCGGCACCTTCTGATCGCGTTCGGTGCGACCGCTGGCGGGTCGTTCGTCCAGGCCGTCATCGACGCCGGGGGCGTGACCGGTCTCGACTGGCCCGCGACCGGCGGCGCCGTCCTGAACGCCGCAGCGGTCGCTACCGCGGTCGCCGCCGCCGCGCTCTGGTCGCTGCCGATCACCCGGCAGTACGGTGTCGGCTCGCCTGGACGGCACAGCTCCACCTAGCAGCCGCTCACGCAACAACGAGTGCCCCCCGCCCTTCCTCCTGGGCGGGGGGCATCTCTATGTCAGATCAGGTTTCCAGCCACACGGCCCGCCGCGCTTTCTCCGCAGCGTCTTCCGCTCTGGCCTCAGTGGCATCCGTTTCCACACGCAGGTATGCCACCGCTTCCGCCCGCGAGATTCCGGCCCGTGCTGCGTAGGGGATGGCGATGGAGAGGATCCCGTCCACGTCGCCGTCCTGTCGATACAGGGCGGCCTGACGGATCTCAGCCAGCGTGTAGCCTCGGCGGTCGCCAGACGACCAGGCGGGGGTTCCGCTGTTTCTGCCCGCGACGGCGAGGCCGCGAGTATGGTTCTTGCTCATGGGATCCGCCTTTCCCCCGTGGGGTGGATGAGCCCCCCAGGGTGGGGTTCGGGGGGCTTCCAGCGGTTTCGCAAGCAGCCGCTGGGAGCCCCTTTCCTGTGCTCCGTGGGGGTTGTATCGGTGGCGGCGGTGAGGGGCTTGACGTGTCGGCGGGGATGTCACCCGGTTGGGCGGGTAGGCTTAGGTCGTGCCCGTTCTGGGCCGTCCGACCTCCACACGCCAGGGACCACACCGATGCCGCATGTCCGCCACGCCACCCGCTCGTTCCGTCTCCGGGCTGTTCTCGCGTCCCCGGCCGCCCGTGAGGCGACCGTCACCGCCGCGGGGATGGTCGCGGTCACATGGTGGGTGGTGGGGGATTGGGCGGCGGTACCGCTCCTGATCTGCCTCACCCTGCTGGTGACCGCGTCGGTGGTGTTCGGTGTGCAGGTGGGGGTGGGGTTAGCGCGGCGCGGCGCGGGCGAGTTTCCGGGCGTGCCGGAGGGTGAGGCCAGCGTTACGGCGGCGGGCGAACTCCTCGCGTGCCTGGGCGCGCGCCCTTAGGTCTCGGCGGCACTGGTTCCCCGATACGACTGACAGGCCGCGGGGTGTTGGGTTACCTTGGGATGGTTCGGCCGGGCCGGGAACGCCGATTCTCACCCCCGTGGGTCGCCTGATACCGTCCCGGCTGAACAACCAAGACGCCCGGCGCCAGCCGGCGGCCGATCGGGGCTGCCGGGGACAGCCGGGGCCACCGCGCTCCCCCCGGGACCGATCCTCCCGCATTGGGGGGTGCGGTGTTTTGGGCCAGTGCAGACGAGACGCCCCCCACTCCAGTCTCGGAGCGGGGGGCGTCTCTGCCATTCAGGTCATCACATGTCGCTGCGGTGTAGATGATGCGGGCGCGGGTTCTGCACGACCTCGTACTACTGAGTGACCGGCAGCCAGATCTGCTGACCGACGCACGGGTCGTCGGTGTACTCGGCGGGCACCAGGACGGGGATCCCGTGCGGACCTGGAGCCTCGCCCCCGACGACATACTCGCGGTCGGGGTGCGCGCTGCGGATCACCCACGCGGGGTGGGGGCTGGGATTCTCCACCCAAGGGATGTACCGGACGCGGGTACCGGGTTCAGGGGTGCCGCTGTTCATGATCGTGCCTTTCTGTAGGTGACGGCGTGACAGGCACTGGTGCGGGTGTCCCTTACCTGGGAGGGCGAGGCTTCTTCGGTGGGTTCTTCACGACCCGGTCCGGATACGGGTAGCTACTCACCGGGTCCCACCTGCCCGGTTCCCTATCTCGAATGCGGATGCGCAGAGGTCCCAATCCCACTCCGCGAGCCCGGCCCGCGCGCCCGTGGGGGTCTGCTGGTAAGCCACGTAGTGCTTGTGCCACCACCCGCAGACCGGGATCGCGTCGTAGTAGACCACCGACCCGAACACGACCACAGCGACCGCGAAAGCCCCCACAATCACCCCCACGTTCGGGTCCTTGGCGTCCCTCGGCGGGTCCGCGAGGACGAACAACCCCGCGATGGATCCGGAGCACACCCCGGCGGCAAGCCAGTGACCGTCGTGGACCCCGATCGCCCACCCGGCCATCATGGTCCCGGCGATGACCGCGAACCATGCGAGCCTGGTACCTGGAGACTTCCGGACGGCCCGATGGCAGGGGATGGACGCCACAAGACCGGACAGCCCGACCAGCCACGCGAGTTGAGCCGCGCTCACCGTGGCCCCCTCCTCATGACGGCCTGACCAGCAGCCCGGACCTTGCCGATGATCCAGTTGAGGAACAGGGCTGACCCGATGAGGATCGCGACCCACATCAGGCCCTCGGCCCCTTCCGGGGTCACCGGACCACGACCGTGATCGTGCCCGACGTGACACCCGTGACGTTGGCGCCCTCAGCCCGGATCAACCGCACCGTGAGCCTTCCCTTCGGGAGGGACACGATCCCGGCGGCCGGGTTACCGGCAGCGTCAGTCGTCCGGGTTCCGGCGGTCCGCCACTGCATCGCGCCCCTCACCGTGAGGGTCGCGTACTGCACCTGCACCGGGGACAGCTTCGACCCCATCCACGTGCCGGTCGGGATGTTGTAGTGCGACAGTGCGGCGCTGACGAACGCTCGACCGCCACCGACCGGGACGGCGGTGACCCGCCCGAACCGGCCCTGGCGCAGCACCTTCACGGCGACCGGGACGTAGGATTCGTCGCCTGCGTCCACCGCCCACCATGTCTGGCTCCCGGGGGTCAGCAGGTAGGACGGGACCGTCCCGGTGATCTGTACGGTGGCGACCGGGCCGCGCCGCCTGGACTCCCCGGACACCACGAACCCGCCAGGGGAGAACAGTGCGGCAGCGTGGGTGCCGTCCGCCAGGGGCGTCGTGGAGATGAACTGTGTCGACACGGTCACCGTGGGACCGGCCACGACGACCCGGATCGGGGTCGCGGTCGGGAAGACCCGCGACGCAGTGAACGTCGGACCTGCCGGAGCGCTGTCGGCGGCTGCGTGGGGTGCGATCCCGATGAGGGCACCGAGGGCCGCGAGGATGGCGACGAGGACACGGAGTGCGGTGCGGCGCTTCGGGACCGGCTCGCCTTCTGGGCTGGGCTTCGGTTCGGAGGTCGGCCTCGTGGTGGACCCCTCCATCTCGCCGAGGCGGGCCGTGAGCGCGTCCGCGTACCGCTCCATGGCCTGCGCCTCCTTGACGTCCCCCCTTTCCCTGGTGAGGTGGGCGTAGGAGCGGAGTGCCTTGATGTTGGCGTGGCTGACGGTGACCCGCAGGTCCCCGTCGTCGGGGCTCTCTGCGATCAGGGTGGCGGTCATGGGGGTGCTCCTGGTGTCCGTGGACCCCGGGGATTTCGCGGGCTTCCCCACCCGGGTAAGCCCCGGGGTCCAATCCTTGTTCCGGCACCAGGGTTATCGGGGCGACGGAGGGAGACTTGACACCTGAGGGGGCACGTCACCCGGACGGGCTATGCCGCCGCGCCCTGGCGGTCGGGGGATGGCCACCATTGGGCGCCGTCCAGTGGTGCTACGTCGGGCCACCACTGCCCGTACCACGATGGGTCCTTGGCGACCAGCACAGACCGGACGTGCGCCAGGTAGCCGGGGTCACCGACCCACCACGGGTTACCGGTGTCCGGGAGGGTGGCCGCGTAGTCGGCGAGCCTGCCCATGGTGGTGTCGTTGTATCTGCGGGCGATCCACTCCCGATGGCAGGCCAGCCCAAACTCGGCCAACGCCCGCTCGTGGCCGGTCCACGCCAGGACCGCCGGATGGTTGGCCCAGCCCCGCGTCCCGCCAGCCATGGCGCGCAGCATCTGGGCCACCTCAAGACGCTGCTTCCCGAGCCTGGCACGGTCGATACGGGAGGCCGCGAGAGCAAACGACGCCTCGCACACGAAAGTGTTCACGTGGTCATCGTCGGCTGGCAGAAGGTGCGGTTTGAGTGTCCGGTCACGCCATGCACTCCTCGTGTGCGTCGCCTTCCGGGTGGTAGATGATCCGGTCGCCGGGCTGGAACTGTTTCTCGCAGACGACACAGCGGAGGCCGTCCCAGATCTCAGTCCTGACCGTGACCTGCCTGCTCATGTAGTCACCACCCATGGCGGTATCGCGCCCTCGGGCTCCCCGATCCGCCAACAGTGCTCAGACGGCCCGCACGTCGGCGTACCGTCTTTCGCCCAGTCGGCTCCGCAGTCATCGCAGGAGTGGCCGTCTGGGACCTGCTCGGACAGGTGCCCATGCCCGCGCCAGCCCAGGTTGACGACGATCTTCCCGGCGCAGTACGGGCAGGCCAGGGACCGCAGGACGGGTGTAGTCGACTCGGTCGGGGGGATGTCGACGGCGTCAGACACGATGCCATTCCCGGAACTCGGCAAGCTTCACCATCGCGCCCCGCTCGTCCTTGCCGCCCACGAGTAAGACATAGGTGACGCCGTTGATCCGGACCCTGGCGTCGATGCCCTCGGACCAGCGGTCCCGCATACGCCCTAGAGCGGTCGCGACCTTGGCTGCTTCCTCCGCGACGACGCCGAGGATGCTCCGGTGCATGCTGGCGTCAGCGGCCTCATCCTGGTGCTGGCAGTGCCGTGCGCGTTCCTCGTCGAGGGCGTCGCGGAGGTCGGCGCACTGCCGGGCGAGGCCGTTGTAGCCGGCCCTCTCCACACGGAGCACCTCAGATCCGGCGTCCTCCCATGCGGCCCGGATATGGACGGCCTGCACATCCCAGGCGGGCAGCGGTTCCCCCGAGATGGCGGACTTCCAGCCGGTTGATGCCGCGTACGCCTCGTAGGCGACCCGGCCGTAAGTCCTCCCCACCGATGGCACCTTCTGCCATTCCCCGCCCGTCCGCCGCCGGTATAGGTGAAGGGTCTCGTCGCAGGAGGCGACCGCCTCCCGTGCCAGTTCCTCGCTGCCCCGTTTGACGACGTTGACGGTCCGGTCAGCCCGGGTAGCCCACTCCCACGTCTCGCTCACTGCTGGTCTCCGTTGGTGTCGGTCTTGCGTGGTCTGCCGGGACGCTTGGGGCGTCCGTCCTGCCAGGCGCGGACAGTGTCGGCCTTCCATCGGGGGCGGCGCCGGTTCGGCGGGTATCCGTCGTCCGGGTCGGCTGGTGCGGGTGCGTGGCCGGTGGACACGTAGCCCCGCCACGTCGCTGGCTGGATACCGCAGTGGGACGCCGCCTCAGCGACACCCCACCACTCGGGCTCCGGTTCAGTCGTGCCGACCCCATGGCACTCCGGGCACGGCAGCCCCCACGGGGCGTCCTCCATCTCGCCCTCACCGTGGCAACGGGGGCACAAGTCAGAGGTCATCGGGCGCCCCCGTTGCGGTCGTAGTAGAGGGCGGCGAAGGAATCCTTGGTGAGCAGCTCCTTGTGCTCGGTGCTGAGGGCGTACCCGCGGCAGAACCGGGTGTGGACCGGGGCGACCGACTTGACGGGCCAGCCGATGGACTTGGCGGCCTTGACCGCCTCGGACTTGAGGGACCAGAACCGCAACCACGGCCCCGTCGATCCTGTAACCCAGGTCAAGGACGTAGCCGGTGGCCGGGACGGTCACGACGGTGATGGTCATGCGGGGCTCCTCTGTTGGTTTCGGTGCTGTCAGGCGACCCGGTGGACGGCGCCGTCGCGGGAGATCCGGTAGGTGCCCGTCCGGGATTCGGCGAGGGGGATGGTCACCTCGACCGCGTCCATCCGGTCGTCGCTGTCCATGGTCAGCATGGCGCCGTCCGTGATGGCGGTAGTGGGTGCATGGTGTCCTCCATGGTGGGTCAGGTGGGGGTATCAGGCCGCAGCGGGCAGCTCGTCGAAACTGGTCGCGTGCCGGTACAGGATGCGGGATCCCTCGGCCGCGTCGTCCTTCCATGCGCCGTAACCGCCGTGAGCGTCGAACATGACCCAGAGGGCGTCGACGGCGGCCCATGCGGAGAGACGGTCAGAGGTGGCCAGGCCAGCCTCAACGGCGGCGTCAAGGTTGGCCTTGAAGACGCGGTAGAGGTTGGTGGTCACGGCTGCCTCCTGGGGGTGTGGGCTGGTCGTTCCGGCCTCACACGACAACCATACAACGCAGCGTTGGGGTTGTCTACCCCTGACACGACTAGATCAGTTCCCGTCTCCTTTCGGCTGGCGGATGTGCAACTTGTCGACGGCGGCGAGCATGGCCGCATCGGGGCGGCGGTCGTACCTGGCGGTAGTGGCGGGGGAGGAGTGCCCCGCGATCCTCTGGACGGTTGCCAGGTCGGCTCCCTCGTCGAGGAGGTCCCCTACGACGGTGCGCCGGAAGTCGTGGGGGCTAGGAGCCTCGCCGTGCCTTAGCCCGGCATGCTTGCTGCGTTCCTTGACGATGTCGAGCATCGTCTGCCCGGTCAGTCGCGCTATCGCTATGGCGCCGTTCTTCCGGACAGGGCAGAACACTGGGCCGGGTGATGGCCCGCGGACTCGGAGCCATGCCGTAAGCAGCGGGACGGCCTCGGTCGAGACGGGGAGGATCCGTTCCTTGTTGCGCTTGCCGATGACCCTGAACTGACGGGCACTGGGAGACCAGCCGCTAATGTCGAGTGAGGCCAGTTCGGCTCTCCGTGCACCCGTCGCATACATCAGAGCGATCACGGCCGCGTCCCTGGTGCCCTTGGGGGTTCCGTCGTCGCAGGCAGCCAGGAGGGCATCCCGCTCGGCCTCTGGGACTTGCCGGCCCGCGGGTAGCCGGGTGCCCTTGCTACCCGCGACAGCCTTGATCCGGTCGCGGGTCTCGGAGTTCATGAGTCCTAGACGCCAGGACTGTTCGGCGACGCCTCGGATGGCCGACATGTACTTGTTGATTGTGGCTGGCGCCCAGCCTTCGGCGTCCATCCTTGCCCGTAGGGCAACCGTGACGTCATAGGTGAGGTTCCACCAGGGGACGTCCGTCCCGGTGATCTTCCTGCCGTCTGGATGCTTGTCGAGGTTGAGGATCATCTTGGCGAGGCGGCTCAGGCACCCGGCCATGGTCGACTTGGCCGCTGGCGACTCCAGTGTGGCGAGGTACGCCGAGCACGGATGCAGCCTCGCCGGGGCGTCAGGGGAGGGCTCTAATGCTGCCCCATCACCCGCATAGTCTGCCGGAATCTGCATTCTAGAAACCTATCACGGGAGGGTCCCGCATGCCCGCAGAGACACACCAAGCGGCTGCTCGACTTGACAGCGACGATGGCTCAGGTGGCCGACCTGGACTGACCGGGCGGGTCTGCGGTGGGCTGGAGTCTGCCGTAGTCGTCGAGCCTGCCCACCACTCCCCGGACCGTGTCTGGCCCGTACCGGTCCTGGAGGCAGCGAAGCTCCGCCACCAGACAGGCCGGGGGCTCCGGCGGCTGGTCGGCGTTCAACGGGGCACCGCCACAGCCTGCGCGCGCCAGTCGACCGCCCACTGGAAATCCAGGCCGGCCAGCCGTGCGCATTCCTCATCCTCCGGTCGGTCCCCCACCATGAGCCCCATATACGGCGGGTAGATTTCCATCCCTAGGAGGTCCGTGGCCAAGGTGATGGCACCCTCAACGATCAGTCCTGGGGATGGCTTGCGGCACCAGCACCGGGACATTTCCGGGACCGTCGCGGCAGGGTGATGCGAGCACCATAGGATCTTGTCGAACAGGGAGCCCGTCTGCCGTTGCGTCTCCACCATCGCAGCCACGACAACCTCACCGGTGACGTGCCCGAGGGCGATGCCGCCCTGGTTGGAGACGGCGATGATCCGGCCGCCCCCTGCCTTCCACCGGCGCATCATCTCGACAGCCTCAGGGAAGACACGGACGTCCTGTGGCCCGTTGACGAACCGGCCGAGGGGGTCGTTTTTTCCTTCGCGGACGGTTCCGTCGAGGTCGAGGCAGAGGAGCGGGACGTGCTTATCGATGTCAGTCACCAGGGGTCTCCTGTCGGGTCGGTCCAGTCGTGCAAGTCCAAGCCCGGCTTGGCGGACGGTTGACGCAGCGACCTGGTCACCACGTCCCGCACTCCGGGCACACCTTGGACGGACAACACGACGCGGGACATCCCGGTACGTCCAGTCGCTCACGACACCTCCACCAGGTCGAGTTCCAACTGTTCCGCCGCAGCGACCCCGCGTCGTCGCCGCTCCGCCTTCCGGGGAGCTTCGGCTTTGTCGAGTACCACGACGACGATCCCCTTCTTCTGGCGGCACACCGGGCCGCGTTCCAGCCGACGGGACACCTCATCCGTGAGGGTCCGCCGGCAGTCGACGCAACGGACGTTCAGGTCCATTAGGGGGCAGGATCCTGGAGGCGTCCCTCGGACTCCAGCAGGTCTAAGACGGCGGCCATAGATCGGCGCATCGTCGCCTTGTTCGCCTCAGGGACGTCCGTCCACGGCTTCCGGGATGCCACCTGCGTAGCCCAACCGTTGTGGCTGAGTGCGCAGTAGTGACTATGCGCGCTCATGCCGCACCCCTTCGCGAGGTTCCGTCACCGTGACTACCAGTGACGGTTCTGGCCTCAACGGAACGGGCATCCTTCTGAGGGGACGTCTTACGGTTCCTCCCACGCTCCGAGATCAACCTCGGGGCCTGGCCGCCGTCACCCGTGAGGGCAACCTGCGGGGCCCGGGCACCAACTGTGCCCGTACTGGCATTATCCGGCCAGTCACGGAGATTCTTCGCAGCGTTCACGTCGCGGTCAATGATTTCGCCGGTCACCGCACACGCCAACTGCTTCGCAAGTTTCCGTGGTTCGATCAGACGACAACCGCACCCGTGGTGAATCTTCGAGGACGGGAACCAGCGGTCAGCGACCACCAGACTCCCACCGTGCCATGCCGTCTTGTAGACGAGCATGGGCCGGATCGCGCCGATCGCCGAGTCTGACACGGCACGCCGGAACGACCGCCGCCCCATGCTCCGTTTCATTGCGGCCACATCGAGGTCCTCGATCACCACGGTGCCGTAGGTGCTGGCAAGATCTGTGGTGAGCTTGTGGGCGGCGTCCTTGCGGATACTGGCAGCCCGGAAGTCCATGGCTTGCAGCTTGGCTTTCGCTGCACGCCATCCTTTCGAACCGACGATCCGTCGGGACATCTGTCGTCCGGCCCGACGGCGATCATTCAGGGTAGCCCGCAGTGGAGCCGGGTTCGGGTATTCAGTGATCTGTCCGTCGCTGTCCGCAACGGTCGCGAGGGTCCGCAACCCGAGGTCCACCCCGGCCCTGGCCTGCGGTTCCGTCGCACTCGGGCGCTGCTGCTGAACGATCGTGGCGAACGCTACGAACAGCCGGTCACCGCGCCGGGACAGAGTGGCAGACAGGATCTTGCCGGTCCCGTTCCGGACGTGACGTTCCAGCCGCCGAGTGTTCTCCTTACTGACCAGCGACCCGATCACCGGCAGGGTGATCGTCCTGCGGTCAGCCTCCACCCGGAGTGTGCCAGTGGTGAACCGGACCGCGTCGTGGCCTTTTCGCTTGGACTCGAACCGCGGGAAACCGACAGGCTTACCGGCCCGTTTCCCGGCCCGGGATGCCCGCCAGTTGTCCAGTGCGCGGACCGCGTCGGCGATCCCGGACGAGTACGCCTCCTTACTGTTCTGCGCCCACCATGGTGCGACAGTGGATTTGGCCTGGTTCCATTCCTTCCGGAGCGCGGGAAGATTCCACCCGACCGACTCATGTTCCGGGTTGAGCTTCTTGGCGTCCATGTCGGCCTTGACTTGGGCGATCGCCCAGTTCTTCGCCTTGCGTCGTGCCCCGAAGTGGGACAGGACGGCGGAACGGTCCGATGGCCACTCGACCTCGAACGAGAACCCTCGGGCAGTCCACCCGTCGGGGATCTCGTATCGCTTCATGGTGATAGGGTACCACACATGAGGTACGACACGGAACGGAAGACAGGTAAGCTGCCCCAGGTCAGGATCACCGAGCGTATGCAGGAGGAGATCCGCGCGGCGTGCACCGACCTGCGCCGACCGGTCGCATGGGTGGTCACCGAAGCGCTCCGGGCGTGGCTGGATGAGTACCAGAGCACGCCAGACGTCGCTCATGCACGCTCGGAACGCAACAGTTGATGCCCTCGATCGCGGCGGCGTCTTCGTAGGCGTCGTGTTGGCGGGCGCAGAGACGCTCGATGATGCCCTCTCGGCTAGCCACGGGTCACCTCTTTGAGCGCTTGGTCCGGGCGGAGGGCGGCCTTGAGTCGCGCGATCTCGGCTTGCGCGTCTTCCATCTTTATCGTGAGGTCGTCCCGGTCGGATGCGATGTCACTGGCGACGTCGCGGGCTTCGTCGCGTTCCTTCCGGGCGTGGGCTACCTCGTCGTGGAGGTCGGCCATCCCGCGGGCGATCCGGTTCCGCGCCTCGTGCGCTTCCCGTGCCCCGTCGAGGGCACCTTCGGGGAGCCACACGATCTCCGTGTTCCCGCCGTGCCCATGGACGTGCTCAACAGACAAGGCGCCACGGTCGTGGAAGACGACGGAGGTGGGCCAGTCGCCGAGCCACCGTAGCGCGACGGATCCGTCAGCGAACTCGACGCCTTGGGCGACGACGCCTGTCCCGCTGATACCGGTCGCGTCGATCTTCCGGTTCAGGACGAACGGGCGAGGGAATCCGCTCACCGTGTCACCTCCACGCCGCGACGGGTCAGGTAGTCGCACAGCCGGTCTGCGGCCTTCACCCAGGAGGCGTCGGGGTGTTGCGGCAGCCCGCCGAGGGCTCGCGGGTGAGGGCTGCGCGGAGTTCGCGCCCGAATCCGGTCACCGCCCCTCACCCCCAGCAGGGGAAGCCGGGGACGTGGCGGGAAGTTCAGCCGCTCCGATGCGGATTCCGTTCACGAGCCCGGTCAGATGTGCGATCAGTTGAGATCCCGGGTACATCGCGTCCTCGTCGATCTCGTCCACGATCCGCGCAACCACAGCGGCGGCGATGGTCCGGTCGTCTACTGCCTCGGCCACAGCCTCGCGGGTGGTCTTGGGGTGGATCCGGGAGGGGGCAGGCGCTGGCTCTGGGAATGCGCTGAGGATCCGCCACGCAGGCAACCAGTCACAGGAGCACCCGGTCCCGAGGAGGATGGAGTCGCATCCTTCCCGGTGGCCCCGCTTGTGGATCTCGGTCGCGTAGGCGGTGAGTGATCCGGTGACCTCAGCCAGGCCCTGGATGTCCTCGTGCCTCTCAGCGGCCAACCGGCATGCATCGTCGTAGACGTCGCGGCCGACGTACCCGGAGTGCCAGCCGGACGGGATGGCAGCAAGAGCGACGTCGAGGTATTCAGCGAGTTCGCTGGCGTGGTCGTCGAGCGGGTGCCGTGACCTGCCGTCCTCGTCCTCGCACAGCCAGTGGTCGGACTCCCACTCACACCCGGCGGCCTTGTGGTCGGTTGGGGTTCCGGCTGCGATCGGGGCGCCGGCGAGGGACGGCCCGGCGTGGGCGTGACTGCAGTCAGGGCATCTGGTCGAGGTGGTCATGACTGGGGGTCCTTTCGGAGGTCGGTCTTGGTGGGGCGGTGAGTGCCTGGCCACGCTGCGACGATCCGGTGTCCGTAGCCGTGACCGAGGGACGCCATGTGCCTGCCGGGGTGGTCTTTCTCGCGGGAGCAGACTGCGTCCGGGCATGGGGCGGTGTCCCAGCAGACGGTGAGCAGGCCGCCCCGTGGCCACGTGGCGGAGATCCCGCCGAGGGTGGCCCGAGAGTTCCTCGACTCCCAGCATGCTGGTCCCCCGGTCACGGCTTGGGTGTGGCGGTCGGGTATCGCTTCTGGTTCCGGTTGAGGTGCGCGCCGACGATGATGGCGCATGCCACCTCGGCCACCGTCCATGCGGCGGCGATCGCCAACCAGCGGCTCACGGGACGCCCACCTCCGTGGCGCGGATCAGCCACGCGACCGCGGCAGCCGTGGATGGTACGCCGAGCCTCGTCCGGGCTTTACGCAGGTGCGCCACCACCGTGTGCGGTGAGACCCCTAGGGCTTCGGCGGTTCCCTCGGCGGTGCGGCCCGCTGCGATGTGGTGGAGACACTCCACCATCCGCGGAGAAAGGGGCTGGGCCGCGGGGTCAGCCATGGATCTCGTCCTCAAGGGAAGCGATCCGCATGGTGCAACGCGACCGAATCCAGTACCGCCAGTGCGACGGGTTCCACCCCCGGTAGCGTCCCCGCCATTTCCCTGGGCCGATCGGGACGAGGAGCACGCCGCTCTCAGTCTCACCGAGGATGCGCAAGTCCCCATCGGTGACACGTTCGGCGGTCTCCGACCAGTGCTGTTCCATGCCCCCAGTTCCCTTCCGTGGATCTGTGCGCTGGCGCCCCCGATCGGGATGATCTGGCGCGCCAGCGCATCCGGGTTAGTAGCCGTAGCCGGAGCCGGAGCCGTCGCCGTAGCCGTAGCCGGAGCCGGAGCCGTTGCCGGAGCCGTCGCCGGAGCCGTCGCCGGAGCCGCCCATCAGGGCGCCCATGCAGCGACAGCCTCGATCGAGGTCCTCGCCTCATCCGTAACGGTCAACACCTCGGCGACGTCCAAGATGACGACCTCCGAGACGGCGACCGGGAACTTACACTTCCTCGGCGCAGTCGTGCCGGTGACAGCGAGATCGGACAGGGTCGGTGCACCCGCCCACGCCCACAGCCGCCGGGCGTCCCGGAGGGTCACTTCGCGGCCAACCCGCTCCACGAGAACGCCCGCGAAACAGGCGGCCTTGTCGGCCCTGACGATCACATACTTGCCGGTCACTTGCATCTCCCTGGTCGGTGGATCGGTCATTTCGAATGACCCCAGTGTAGCAAGTCCTTGCGACACTGTCCCGGGTTGACGCGGTACTATCCCGGCATGGCAGACCACACGGAACCCGCCACCGACACGACCGGGTGGCCCAGAACAAGCCCCCTAGTCCCCCAGCCTGAGGCGCTAGACCGTCTCTACAGCGGGCTCTGCGATGACGTCGCCAAGGCCGCTGTAGAGGGTCGTATCCCCACTCAAGAAGGAGCCGAGTCCGCAGCCTGACGGCCGCCCCGCCACGCCTTGTGTGCGGCGGACCGGCACGCGGCACACCGGGACATGAGGCGCCCGGACGCGCGCCTCAGGAACGCCCCAGCAGGCCGCCACTCTCGGCACCCCAGACACACCCTGCCATCCACGTGATCCAGGGTTGGGGCGACTGCGCGGGGCGCCTCCCACTCCTCCCACACGGCACGCACCCGGACCCGCGGCGCGTCCCGGAACGGGTACACATACGCGGCGTCGATCACGTCCCGCAACCGCGTGTTCACCCGCCCCACATCAAGGACACCGCCGCCGTCCAGGGAATCCAGGAGCAGCCCGTACACCTCCCGTGGCACGACAGCAGCCGTCACCGACCTGCGTCGGGCCGCCGCAAGGTCCGCGGTGAGCCTCTCCACCGCATCCCCGATAGCGGCGCGTTGCGCCCGGATGTCGTCCGCATCGAGGAGCCCGTCCCGGACTGCGGCGACGAGCCGGTCCTTCTGCCGCCCCTGGTCGGCCAAGGCGCGCTCGATCGCAGCGACGTCCCCGACCGCCGAGACCCCCTTCATCCGCCGCGCCACCTCCCCGGACAGGTCCCGTGACTGGTCATGTCTGGCGGCCAGCCACGCCCGCACCGCATCGGTGGCATCTGCACCGGAGATCGTCACCCGCACCGGGCATGACTCCCCCTGGCTCTTCACGGGCTCGTGCGGGCACCGCCACCTGCCTCGGTCCGGACGGTAGGCCATCGGCCGGTTGCATCCAGCGCACCGCAGGAGCCCAGCGAGGGCCTGCCGCGGGTTCCGGGTCCTCGGCGGTAGGACTTTCCGCTCGGTGTGCTTGGTCCGGTACTGCTCCCACACGTCCTGGCCGATGAGAGGTTCCCATGACCGGCCCCCGTCTGGGAGATGGTTGGGGATCCAGACTGGGCCGTCCCCGTCCACCCCGAGGCTGTCGAGTTGCTCCGGGGTGAAGATCCGGCCCGGATTGTTGAGGCGGATCATTCCGGCAGCGAACCCCGAGTCGAGGGCGACTCGCACGCTCGGTTCGGTGATCACCCCACCCCGGGTGGTGGTGACGCCTCGCCCGCGCAGGTGCAGGGTGATCGCCCACGCGGACGCGCCGTGGACGTACCGGTCGTATGCGTCAGCTATGGCTGGCCCGGCGACCGGGTGGGGGGCGTACAGCTTCGTGGCAGGGTCATAGACGTAGCCCAGTCGCTGGCCGCCGGTTGGCGGGAGCGCCCGCCGTACGACCATCCCGAGCCTGGCGTCACGCCACGAGTCACCGATCTGGTCGGACAGGAGTTGCGCGACAGCCAGCATTTGGGTCACGCTGAATTTGCCGACGGGGGTCGTCGAGTCGAGTGCCTCCGTTGCGGCTTCGAGCCGCCCCCCGGCCTCCTCCAGTTCGGCCAGCCAGTTGAGGGACTCCCTCGTGTTCCGACCCCACCGGGACCACTTCCACACGACCACCAGATCGGCGGCGCCCTCACGGACCCGGTCGATGATCGGGCCGATTGACCGCCGCTTGAACGACCTCCCGGACAGGTCGGCGTCGACTACCGGGTCACCGACGACCACATACCCTGACCTAGCGCACGCTTGCCGGCAGTGCTCCACCTGTGTTTCGAGGCTGGCAGACTCTTCCCGGTAGATGGACTGACGGGCGTAGATGATCGCCCGTCTGGCGCGTCCTTGACCTAACATGCGCGTTGACCTCCCGTAACATCCCGGGAAGTCTAGCGTCTGTCGTTGTGGAACGATCGGCGCTAGGTAACCACAGGTGTTATTCGGGTGAGGTTCACAGATGCCGGATCCGGGCTGCGACCAACGCACCCCGATCTCGGAGATCTTGCGGGCGGGAGATCCCATGCGTAGACGTGGGAGTCTCCGCAAGCCTGGGCATCGGTGACTCTGGCGGCGGATCCCCGATGCCCTCAACGCCGGTGAGGAACTCCTCCTGGTCGATCTCGTTGCACGCGAACCGAGAGATCAACTGACTCAACTTACCCCCATAGCCCGCGTCGGATCCTGAGTTATCAGCCATGGGTGGCGATGCCGCCTTGCTGGCGGAGTGCGGCGGCGACCTCTGACGGTGTATCCCGCTGGTCGTCGATCTCGTCGCAGGCTTGGGAGAGCAGACCACGCAGCCGCTCGATCGTCTCCGCAGCCTCGCAGGCCAAGGACTCCGGGACGTGGTCGCCGACGCACACAGACCCGTCCGGCTGACCGTCATCGAACCAGTCCGGCCCGTAGGCGGGGTAGTGGAGTGCCTTCCCTAGGGTCTGCTCCACCTCATGGGAGAGGACGTCGTACGCCTGCCGGATCCGCCCAGCTTCGACCTCATCGCGTGCGCGCAATGCCTGGAGTTGCGCCACGACAGCCCGGTGCCGGGCCAGCGGCATGATCTCCCCGTCCCGGTCGTGGCCGAGTCGGTGAAGGGCGTCGGCCTGCAGTTCGACCCGGAAGTCCAGGGCCTCCGTGGCTGCTTTGATGTCACCCCACCCTGAGGCTTCCAGGAGGTTGAGGAGGGACCCGGCTGCCCGCTGTAGATTCAGCACGTACCCGGTCGCCACTGTTGCCCCGGCATCCACCAGTTGGTCGCCGAGCAGGAGGGCTAGCCGCGTGACCAGGGCATCCCGCTCACCGTCACAGCCGCGGTCAGGCACGGTTACCTCCAATTGTCTGGGCTGGTCTCCCCGTACGGGTGACCGTGGCTGGTGTAGGGCATGGCGGGTCAGCCCTCCTCGGCCCAGTTGCCGTACTTCTCGGCCATGTCCGTCTCGTGAAGGTCGCCGTCGAGGAGGAGTTCGATGTCCTGGTCGGTCAGGCTGTGACGGGAGGCGTAGTTGGCGAGTTCCTCGAACAGTCGAGCCTCGAAGCGGTCGAGGATGGCCCGGACGGGCTTGGTGTGGGTGGCGAGTCGGTCGGCGGTGACACTGGATTCGGCCATGGCGGAGTTGATAGTTCCTTCCTGATTGGGTCCTTCCTGGTCAGTTGGTGTCAGCGGGTGCCGGGACGTCAGGGTCGACGTAGTGTGGACGGAGGGTGAACTTCCGGAGGAAGCTCGGGATCTCGACGTGCGTGCGTCGCCCCTTCCCCTCGGCTGGGGCGACGTACACCCACCGGATGTCGACGGATTCAACCCGAACGGTCCGGGTGACACGGTCCCGGATCATGCCCGCGGTGGGCTTCTGGTCCCAGATCTGCCCCGGCTCAGGACGAAGGGTGGTGTCCATGGCGGCGTGCTGGTCCTTTCCTGGAGTGGCGGATGAGGGGGCGCCGTGCCCCCGCACGGCGACCTAGAGGGGTCAGGGCTTCGTCGGGTTCAGATTCGGCGCGTTCACCGGTAGCGGCTGGTCGGAGGCGATGTAGTCCATCGACGTCGTGACCATCACGTTCTCCGTCGTGAAGAAGAAGATCCCGGGCTCGTTCTGGCCGTAGGAGCCGTCGTCGCCGGGCGCCGGGACCGTGACCGCGCACGAGTAGCTGCTGCCCTGTCCGCAGGACTGAATGAGGTCGGTGGTCGTCATCTGGGACTGGGTGGACGACACCTTCCCCTTGATCGCGTAGTAGCCGACGTAGGTGCCGTTCATGCCGAGCACGTACACGTAACCAATCGTGTTGGGCTTGTTCTGGCGTAGGAGGCGCTCCCTGATGTTGCGGCGCTCCAGGCTGTCGGTGAGTTGGGATGCCGGGTAGGGGACAGCGGCCGACTGCTGCTTGAATGCGGTCTCGGTCTGCTCCTGCCCCTGCTTCTGGGCGCTGGACTTTGGGGCACTGCCGGCGCACGCGGTGAGGATGCCGATGGCTGCGATGAGAGAGATGGCGGTGGCGGCGGTGCGGCGTGCGTTCACTTCGAGGACTCCTTGCAGTCGCTGGTGGGGTCGGTCTGGTCGATGGATGCTGGCAGGTCGACGGCGCGGAACTTCGCGGCAACCTGCTTGCGGGCGGCAGCGTCGTAGTCGCCGACTAGGCCTTGGCAGTAGTTGACGGCCCCGGAGTAGCGAATGTCGGCGCCATCAACCTTCGACGCCTTGTCGGCGGCAAGCTGGTCCAACTTCCGGTCGGCGGCCTTGATGTCCGCATAGGTCTGCTCGAAGTACGCCTGTTGGGCGAGGCGATTGTCGCCGGAGTTGACGGTGCGGGTGGCGTCCCCACGGCCCTTAACGTCGGAGGTGGCGACCGCGAACGCCCAGATGCCGGCGCCGAGGAGGATGAAGAACGCGACGGTTGCGACGATGATGAGTCCGGCGCGCCATCCGGCACCCCGGGTGAAAGCCCCAGGGTTGTCGGATTCGTACCAGGGGGTTCTCTCACGGTTGCGCATTGCTTGCTTCCCTTCCTTTGGTTGGCTGATGGTCAAAGGTGGGGCGGGTCAGCCCTTTCCGGCCAGGTCCTTCACGATGTAGTAGGCGAATGTTAGGCCAAGGACGGCCGCGCCGATGATCACTAGTTCACCCCCTTGAACTCGGGGAGTTCGGCGGTCCCGGAGAGTACCCCGTTCGCCAGCCCGGTCAGGTGGACGTTCAGGGCGGTCCCCGTATATGTGGCGTCCTCGTCGAGCCCTTCCCGGACGTTGATGATGACGGCTGCGGCGAACACCCGGAGGTGCCGGTAGGGGTCTGCGGGGGGATGATCCTCGGGCATCAGTTGTCTCCTGTCGGGTGGTTAGGTGGTCCGGCCGATCTCCCTGGGGGTGGCCCAGGTCGACCCGTCTTGGTCCCAGGACCCCCCGGCGAAACGGACGCCATACCTGACGTGGTCTGCCGGGCTGGGGCGCCGCGGGTCGAGAGCCGCCAGCGCGGGGGAGACTCCGCGGTGGTCCACGATTTCGGCGACCTGTCGGCCGTCGTGGCGGGCACGGTTCGGGTGGGTCAGTGTGTTGGCCCGGAACACGGCAGCGGCTGGCGTCATGCGTAGAGTCTACGCCCCACACCCGTGGCGGGTCAACCGGACTAGCCCGGCATGACACCGCAACCTCACGCATCGTGGGGAGCGGCTCCGGGCCCTTACGGCCATCAACTGGCCGCCCCGGACCCCACGTCCGACGACAGTTGGGGGCCGCCACCCGAAGGTGACGGCCCCCCAAGTGCCAGCCGGTAGGGAAGGTCAGCCGACGATGCTCAGCACCGAGGCGCGCACGGTGAAGGAACGCTGCTGGACGAAGTCCTTGCCGCACACCTCGAACTTCCGTGTGGCCGTCCCGGCGGTCTGCCCCGGGACCTTGGGCAGCGTGTTCACCCCGGCCGCATCGCCGACGTTGCGAACGATGACCGACGCCCCGGACACGTCAGCGCTTCCAGAGTTGTCGAACTCCAGCTCGGACACCGTGCTGGAGTAGGCAGGCAGCCCGGAGATGGTGAGGTAACGGCACACGTGACCGGCGGGGATCTTCGCCGGGTCGATACCAGCCTCAGAGCCAGCGTTGGTGAAGTCCGCGTTCAGCGTGATCGTGCTGCTGGTGACCTTGATGGCGTTGTCGCCGTCCTTGCCCGCGGGGCCGTCCGGGCCCTGGACGCCCGGGTCACCCTTGGCGCCCTTCCCGGCGACACTGAACGGCACCTCGCCCGACTGACAGACAGACCGGGCGTGGAGGCTGTCGTCGGACTTGGCGCGGCACACGTTCGGGCCCGCCTTCGCGGTCGCGGACGCGTACCCGGCGACACCGACACCAGCGGCGACGACAGCGAGAGCAGCGACGACGACGGCGATCTTGTTGCGGAACACGGGATGAGGGGTCCTTCCAGTCGGTTGCCCGTCCCGGTATCTGTGCCGGGACGGGTGGATTCCTCCCGCCCACCGTCGGGGAGGCCATGCAGTCAGCGCGGGCGCCAGGGCCGCCACAAGGCGACCGCGACCCCAGCAATTACAAGCACGACCCAGAATAGGGCGGCCGGGCCGTATCCCGTGACCATCCCGGGATGATCGGTAGGCATCACCGAGACTTGGTGGGGGGGTTCGCCTCGCTGATCCGGGTGACGGCCCGTGCAGTGGCGTCCTCCAGCGCGGCCCCGTCGACCATCGTTAGGCCTGCGAGGCATCCGGGGACGACGTCGAGGGTCTCCCCTGCCGCGTCCCACACGAATACCAGGGGGGCGGGGATGTTGTCGTGTCCGTCGTCGTCCACGGGGGTGCTCCTTCGTCCGGGGCCGCTGTCGGAGCGGCGCACGGGTGGACACTACCCCGGGTGACGGGAGGCGACTGACGGCGACGCGCCCTGGTCAGGTGCCGTCCCTGCGCAGCTCGGCGACCCGGGCGGACGCGGCCCGGTAGGCGGCGATGCGGACGTCCTCTCTGTCGTTGGGGTCGTCCGGGAGTGTGTCTGGCGGGAACACCAGGTTGAGGGTGTCGTCCTGGGTGGGCAGGGGTGCGTCATCTGCGCCCCCATTGAGGATCTTGAGGGCTTGCCCTGCGGGCCAGCCGATGGACTTCTCGATGCCCTCCACGAATGGGGTGGCGAGGGGCTGGCCGGTGTTGCACATGCGTCTGAACCATGCGCCAGAGGGACCGCCGTCCGCGCTGAGGTTTTCTTGGCTGATCCGGGTTCCCGATGCCCGGAGTAGGCGGAGTCGTTCGTTGGCTGCCTTCCCGAGGCGTTGCCATGCAGACCCGCGGGGGACGTCTTCGATGCGCCGCCAGGTTGGGCTATTCGGGTGGTTCGTGGGCACGTTTGGTTTCGCCTCCGTGGCGGTTCGGCCTGTGGTTGTGACGGGATAATCCCTTGCATGGTGGCGCGGAGGGGGGCGGCGGGTCAAGCATACCGGACTTGACGCGCATACCGGTCACGGGCTGTGACCTGCGATTACACACGGTGTGTCTCTAGAAGGTGTCGCTCCGTAGCGGTATGATGGCGGTACAACGCAACACGCCCCCGGTACGGCAGGAGGGGCCCCAGGAGGCGACCTACCGCCTCAACCAGGACCCCTCCAAGGACCGCCACAGCCCTCTTCCGAACCACCTCAGGAGGAAGCATCCCATGACCGACACCACCAGCGCCACCGGACCCTGGTTCACGCAGGCGTCCCGACCTGAACACCGCGCGGACGGACCAGCCAAGACCGGAGACCGCCCCACGCCCGGACGTCACCAGACGGACCGGACCGGGGTCACCCGGTGACCGCCGCCACCACGGCGATGCGGCTCCGCGCCGCCGGTCACACCGTGGCCTACCTCGGCGGCACCGGGGTCCAGGTCATCTCCCTACAGGACACCCGCCCATCGCGGGACGCAGCCCGCATCCTCCGAGACCTCCACGCCACCGAGATCAACGCCGCCGAGGAGCTGCATGGCCGGGAATACAGCGGCCGCACCCCCGACGGCACATGGGTGTACGTCCCATGCCGTCCCCTCACCCCGTACGTCACCATCCGAGGAGACCAGTCGTGACCGTCACCACCGCAGCGCCAGCGGCAGCGCTGGCCCGTCAACGGGACCGCCGCACCCGCCGCCCCACCGGCCTCCCATCCTGGCCGATCCTCCTCCTCGCAGGCGCAGAGAAGAGCGGCAAGAGCTACTCATGCGCTCAGGCGTCCGGGTCCGACCTGATCGGCCGCACCCTGTGGATCGGCATCGGCGAGGACGACCCCGACGAGTACGGCAACGTCACTGGCGCCAACTTCGAGATCGTCGAACATGACGGCACCTACCGGGACATCCTCGCCGCCGTCGAATGGGCCACCCAACAGCCGCAGGTGGACGGGAAACCCAACCTGATCGTCGTCGACTCGATGACCCGCCTGTGGGATCTCCTGTGCGACATGGCGCAGGACGCGGCGAACCGACGGGCTGCGGAGAAGGCCCGGAAGGCGAACCGTCCAGCGCCCGCCGATGAGGCCGACATCCACATGGACCTGTGGAACGTCGCGAAGGGGCGGTGGGCGAACGTCATGGACGCCATCCGCGCCCACCAGGGCCCCTCACTGGTGACGGCACGGTTGGAGGAGGTCGCCGTGATGGTCAACGGGCAGCCCGCCCGGGACGGGTCGAAGGGGCTCAAGGTGAAGGCCGAGAAGTCCCTCCCGTACGACGTGGGCGGGATCGTGCAGATGCCGGAGCGCGGCAAGGCGTACCTGACCGGGGTTCGGACGACCCGCATGAACATCCCGGAGCGGATCCCACTCCCCAAGTTCATGGTCGACAAACTGTGGCGTGACCTCGGCCTGAGGGACGCGCAGGTTGGGGATCGGCAGCACTCTGGGGTGAAGGTGGTCGATCCGAAGGCGCTTCTGCTCGCGCAGATCGGTGACGCCTGCGCCGCAGTGAACGTCACGAAGGATCAGGTCGCCGAGGACTGGGGTAAAGCCCACGGGGGTGAGCGGATCGGTGACACGTCAGACATGGATGGCCTGCGGGCTGTCCTGGAGTCGCTGCGGTCCAAGACTGAGGCTCTGGCGGGTGCGGCATGACCGCCGTGGATGATCTGACGTCGGCTCCGGACCTGTACGAGGTCCCCGTCACCGATGCGGATCGGGAAGGGTTCCGGGTTGACGTCCTCGGCAAGGCCGTGTGGGCGAGCCGGAAGCTCCGGGATGTGCAGCTCAGGCGCCGGGAGATCGCCGCTGTCGTGGCCGCTGAGGTGGAGCGGGCGCAGGCGTGGGGTGCCGCACGGGACGAGGCACTGGCCCGGGACGCCGCGTTCTTCGAGCATCTCCTCACCGACTATGCCCTGTGGGTCCGGGAGCAGTCCGGGGGGCGACAGAAGTCGGTCAGCACCCCATACGCGACGATCCGGACCACCACCGTGGGAGGGGGCTGGGAAGTTGACACCGACATGGCCATCACGTGGGCTCTGGCCCACCGGCCGGAGCTGGTCAAGGTTGAGGAGCGGTTCGCCCTCGGCGACGCCAAGCGGGCACTCACCGCGACCGACGACGGTCAGGTCATCGACACCTCATCCGGGGAGGTTGTCCCCGGGATCCGGGTGAAGCCGGGCGCCCTGACCGCGAAGGTCACCGTGGACATGTCTGAGGTCCAGTCGTGAGCTGGAATGCGGAACGGCAGGCGTCGTTCGCGGCCTACCTGCGGAGCGTAGGAAAGCCAGCCGATGACGTGTGCGGCGACTGGCCGCTGCGGGCACTGTCTGAGGTGAGCGCCTGATGGCCACCGCCGAAGAGGTCGCAGCCGCCGTGCGCGACAAGGAGCGCGCCGCCGAGGTTGGGCGGCGGCTGAGGCTGATCCGCCAACAGCGGAACATGTCCCGCGCCGAGGTGGAGGAGAAATCAGGCGGCGTTTGGACGCAATATGCGGTCGGATCGTGGGAGCGCGCCGACAGGCAGCCCAGGATCGGGACGCTCCTCGACCTTGTCGCCTGGTATGGCGCGGACATCGGGGAGGTCCTGCCGACGGGACTGCCCGCGTCGGTGGTGTCCCGGGAGACCGCCATGGGTCTCCCGCACGGGGAGGTCCGGACCGTCATGGTCCAGGGCGGACAGAACATCTACCTGAGGATGCGTGCCTGTTGACCGACGCCGAGAAGCTCGGGGAGGTGCTGCGGGTGGTGGAGGGCGTCGAGCATGGCCTCCTGGTGGCTGGCCGCCTCAACCACGCGCACCTGCAGGAATTGCGTCGGATCCTCGACGCCCCAGGCGCAGGCGACGGATGCGCCTCCTGTGTGGACGCCGCGGAACGCGCCGCGCAGGCAGAAGACCGGGCTGCCGCATCACTGGCGAGGCTCGGCCTCGACCAGCCACTAGACGACCCGTGGGGGGCATAACCATGGACCTACTCGACACCTACCTCAGCCCATTCGGGCAACTCCTGGAACCCGCCGTGACGTGCTCCCTGCGGGAGATCAGCCCGGAGTACGTCCCTGTCCCGTGCGGCTCCCCCGCAGTGTGGGATGTGATCCTGTCCTGCCCTGGTGGTGGGCTGCGGGTCGCGTACGTGTGCGATGACCACGCTGCCGTCGCCGCAGCGAACGGGGTTCGCTGCGGAGAGCACGACAACAGGCACAACTCGACGGTGGCCACCCGCTGGCGTCGAGGGGGTGCCGCGTGAACGGCCACATGTGGGTCGGGATCGACCCGGGCGCCAAGGAGACCGGGGTCATCCTCCGGGACGGGACAGCCCTCCTCCTCGCAGAGGTCGTCACCAACTGGTACTACCGGCAGGGCGACCCGTCCACCGTCACCGCCGACTACCTCAACGATGTGATGGCCATGGCCGTGAAGGCCGCGAACCTCATGGGCTTGGCTGAGGTGGCCGTTGAGGGCGTAAAGAAGCCGTGCCCCCACCTGGGTCTCACCGACCCATCAGCGATCATCGGGGCCGGGATCGTCCTCGGCGCCATCCTCCTGGAGTTCCCGGCCGCCGTCGTGGTCCCGCCGGGCGGGAACGGGTCCGGGCTGCTAGCCAGCTACCCGGACGGGCTCGTAACCGACGCGGAGCGGCGGGGCGGGCTCAACCGGAAGGCGGGCCAGTCCGCGACGATCAGGCACTGCCGGAGCGCATGGGACGTGTCCATCGCCGCCCCCAGGATCGCCCGGATGGGTGCCGCACTGGCTGCGACTGGGGGCCCGCGGTGAGCCGGGCGGACGGCCGGGTGATCCCGAAATCGCAGGTCGGCACCGACGGAGACCTCATGTCCCAGCGGGTCGTCGACCCATCCGAGGCGGACAAGCGGCGGGCAGGGATCGCTCTCGTCGAGGCGTGGCAACGCTCCGACACCAGCACGTGGGATGACCTGGCGGGGGCGTTGCAGATGCTGGGGATCGCCCCGTCACCGAAACCGGCGGTGGAACGTGACCCGGTCACCCGCCACGCACGGGACGCCGCGTCATGACCGCCGAACCGATCAACGCCAGACCACAGGAATGCAGGCGCCGCAAACACTCCACTTGGACAAACTGCGACGGCCCATGCTGCCGTCCCGGCCGCCTCAAAATGGCCAAAATGTGGCGGGCAGGGAAGATCCCCACCGCGACGAGCCTCCGTATCCGCCAGGCGGCACAGCGCGTCATCCAACAACTCGTGGACGACGGATGGTCCTGCACGGCGGTCGCCGACGCCTACGGCCTCACGAAAGAGATCATCGAACGGTACGTGGGTGTCCGCGACTCCCTGCCCGGTGTCGGGACGGCGAGGATCGTCCTCGCCGGTCCGGTCCGTAGGCCGCGAGTCGGGAAACTCCCTGCGTGGCCTGCCCGGCGCAGGTTGCAGGGTCTCGCCTGGCAGGGGTGGTCGACCAGGGATCTCGCGGCGCGTCTCGGGGTGTCCTGCTCGACGGTTTCTCACGTCCAATCCGGCCGGTATGTGGGTGTGTCTGCCCGGATGGACGCCGCTATCCGCGGCCTGTACCGCGGACTGTGGTTGTGCCCGGGGCCGTCGGATGCGGCGTCCCGGAACGCGGTCGACCGGGGCTGGACGCCGCCGGGCGCGTGGGTCGACATCGACAGTCGAGATGACCGACCTGAGGGCGCCGTCAAGGGCATGCGCGAAAGGCCACCCCGGTGACCGTGGTGGCGGTCCATGCCGCGCCGTCGATACCACTGGCCACCGACAGGATGCGTCTCGTCGAGCATGCCCGGAGGGTCGGCCACCTGACCCGGGTGTGGACGATGGCACTACCCCGGTACAGCGTCGTGGAGGGCAGGACGTTCGCGGACGTCATGCCTCTCGGGGTCGCGCTCTCGTGGGCGATCGACCTGGACGTGTTGGGCCGTAACGGCGGCGACGAGGTCCCCCCGGGCGCGCTGGTGGGGGCGGCGTTCCCGGACGGCGGCAGTATGGCCCGGATGCGGTCCGCGGTGTTCACGGACGCCCCGCATGCCGGCAAGGGCGGGGTGCTGGCCGCCGTGTTCCCGGACCTCGACATGGACGCCCTGTATCAGTGGGCGCGCCCCTGGTGGACGCCCCCGGTGGCGCCTGACGTCCCGACCGGGGCGAGGTTGCGGCTCGTCCCACCCCCGCGCACCTGACCGCCTCCTTGGCCGTACTTGAGGCTGCGGACCGGGAGTACGGGTACGCCTGCTGCGGGTGCCTGCGGGCCGTGGTGGCCACCGACGGACACGGGTGTGTCCTGGCCAGCCGTATGCGGCGGTCGAGTTGGGCCGGAAGGGGGTCGGCGCCGAACTGAAACCGTCCTACTACCAACAGGCCGTCAAAAACCTGGCTGCGGTGGACGAGGACACCGCCCAGGACCCGTCCCTGTTCGACCTGATCGCTGATGGTGAGGTGTCCCTGTGAAGATCCGTATCGAGCGTGACGTGTTCGCTGACGCTGTCGCGTGGGCGGCGAAGACGCTCCCATCGAAGGCCGCCATGCCTGTCCTGGCTGGTATGCACTTGACCGCCGAGGACGGAACCCTGAGCCTGTCCGCATTCGACTACGAGACGTCGGCGCGGGTCGATGCCCCCGCCGACGTCCTACAGTCGGGGACCGTCCTCGTGTCCGGTCGGCTGCTCGCGGAGATCGCGAAAGCCATCCCGAACCGTCCCGTCGACATGATGTTGGACGGGTCCCGGGTGACGATCAAGTGTGGGGCGTCGAAGTTCACGCTCCTCACGATGCCGGTAGGTGAGTACCCGACACTGCCGGACATGCCCCCAGATGTGGGTGTCGTCGCGGGGCCGGTGTTCGCGCATGCAGTCGCCCAGGTGGCGGTAGCCGCATCGAAGGACGAAACCCTCCCGATTCTGACGGGGATGCTGGTCGAGATCGACGGCGGGAAACTCACCCTGATGGCGACCGACCGGTACCGGCTGGCGTTGCGGGAGATTCCGTGGACACCGAACGGCGCCGACGTCCCTTCCTCGGCGCTCGTGAGGGCGCGCACACTCACCGACGTGGCCCGCGGGATCGCCGCAGTCGGGGACGTGACCCTCTCCCTTACCGACGACGACCGGAACGGCATGGTCGGATTCCAGGTGGGGTCCCGCCGGTCCACGTCCCTGCTTGTGGATGGCGACTATCCCAAGGTGCGTGCCTTGTTCCCGGCCGAGTCGACCGGGTGCGCGGTTGTGGAGGTTGCGGCCCTCACGGACGCCGTCCGTAGGGTCGCCCTGGTCGCGGAACGCAACACCCCGGCACGGATGTCGTTCACGTCCGGGTCTGTGACTGTGGAGGCGGGCGCCGGGGAGGACGCGCAGGCGGTGGAGTCCGTGGACTGCACTATGGACGGCCCTGACATCACACAGGCGTACAACCCGCATTTCCTGCTCGATGGGCTTGCCGCACTTACCACACCGTCCGTCCGGGTGTCGTTCACCCAGCCACAGAAGCCGGCCGTCCTCACCGGGCAGGTGGAGGCGTCCGGGGAGGATGACCCGGCGTACCGGCACCTGATCATGCCGGTGCGTATCGGCTGAGCTGATATGCAGGCGGAGCGGGTGGTTGGGGTCTCCGGATCCCGGCCGCCCCTCCCGTTTGGGTGCTGGACGGCGGCGACCGGCTGTGATCGGCGGCTACGGGCGGTAGCGTGAAATCCCGGCACCGACCCGTTACAGCCCGCCACGAAGCTGCTACCGTGTAACAAGACGATGAGGCCAGTGCTCGGACGCACTGACCTCACCTGACCCGATCTCCACCACGGAAAGGAGAGGGCTACCTGTGAGTCTCTCACAGACGAACCCCCAAGACTGCCCCCTCGGCCAACCCGAACTTGCCCAGCGCATCCGCGACCGCACGCGGCAACTCCACGACCTCCGGGCAGCCCGCGACCGGGACCTCGTCGCCGGTCATGACGCCGGGATCAGCTACGCGGAACTCGGGAGGCTGATCGGCTTCACCCATCGTGGGGTCCAACTGGTCATCGCCAGGACCATAGCCCGGTCGCGTACCGCGGACGTGGCCTGATGGCCGCCCCGGTCCACTTCGTCCGGGACGGGCAGCTCACCTGCGAGGCACCCCCCTGCTCCCCTTGCCGGATGGGCTGCCCAGACCAGACCTGTGAGGAGTGGTCCGGTGATTCTTGCGAGCATGGACCACTCTTCGACCAGCACTGCTACGCCGCGGAGTGGATCAACGCGGTGGGGCTCACCGACACCAGCCACGACGTTGGCCTCGGCGACCCCGACGGGTATGAGGGGCCCGTCGACGTTGAGTGGGACGACGGCTACCACTGGGGCACTCCGGACTACCGGGTCAGGCATAACGAGGCCACGATCTGATGGCGCGTGAGTATGCGCCGATCCGGCTGTCCATCTGGGCCGACGACGACTTCCGGGGTCTGTGCGGCGACTCCAAGCTCCTCTACTTCGTCCTGCTCACCCACCCGTCGCTGACTCACTGTGGGGTGGCCGACTGGCGCCCGAAGCGTCTAGCCGCGCTCATCGGCCCCGACTGGACACCAGAGAGGGTGGAGCAGGCCGCAGCGCAGTTGCAGGCCGAGATGTACGTGCTGGTGGATGAGGGCACAGAGGAGGTCCTAGTGCGCTCGTTCGTCCGGCATGACGGGCTGATGAAGCAGCCAAACATGGCCGTGGCGATGCACTCCGCGCACATGGCGGTCGCGTCGTCCGTGCTGCGCGGGGTCATCGTCCACGAGGTGAAGCGGCTCGCTGAGGACCATCCCGAGTTGACCTCGTGGGGGGCCAAGGCCAGCAAGGAACTCCTGTCGGACATGGTGTCCAGGGAGGCGATCGACCCATCCACCCACCCTCTCGGAAACCCTCTCGGAAACCCTCTCGGAAACCCTCACGGAAACCCTTCCAGAAACCCTTCCGGAAGGGATGAGCCGAAGGGTTCGGGGAACCCATCGGGAAACCCAAGCCCCACTCCTAGACCTACTCCTGCACCTAGCAACCTGCAACCAAACAACAACAACCTCTCTTCGTCGGAAGCCGCTGACGCGACCACCGACCAGGAGATCGACGACACCCGCGACGGAGGCGACCCGACCGACGACAACTCTGCCTCCTCCTCGGCCAAGACCGACAAGAACGCCCGCCAGGACATCCACAGCCTGTGCGACCTCCTGGCAGACCTCATGGCAGCCAACGGCTGCAAACGCCCAACGATCACCGTCAAGTGGCTCGACAACGCCCGACTGATGATCGACACCGACAGGCGCGACCCCGTCAAGGCAGCGAACCTCATCCGCTGGTGCCAAGCCGACCCGTTCTGGCGATCCAACATCCAGTCAATGCCGACATTCCGCGCCCAATACGACCAACTCCGCCTCAAGGCCATCGCCTCGATAGCACCCAAGCCAGGTCCCAGTTCCGGATCCACAACCACTGACAGGGTCATGCAGGCGCAATCACTCAAGCGCGGCACAACCCACCCGCCACACCTGCTCGCGATCGGAGGAGGCGCGTGAGCCTCGAATGGGACGACGTCGTGGACGTCCTCACCCTGTGCGCCGCCTACGACCGGCGGACCGTCGGGAAGTTCGACATCCAGGCATGGCTCGACGCGTTGAAGATCGCGGGAGTCACATCACGGGAGGACGCACTCCAGGCCGTCCGGGTACACCACGCGGGCACAACCGACTGGTGCAAGCCGTCGCACGTCGCGGCGGGCGTCCGGAGCATCCGGTCTGAGCGGTTCCACAATGTGACCGACTCCGAACTGATGGCCGGGGTGGACGAATCAACCCCGGGCGTTCAGTGGGTGGCGATCCTCCGGTCCCGGAAGGCGCGGATCGCGGACGGGGCGACCATCCCGCAGGCGATCGGCGCCGTCCCGGCCCCATCCGAGATCGGGGCGTCGAATGACTGAGGGCCGGATCCCACCGCAGGACGTCACTGCCGAGCAGTCCGTCCTAGGCGCGATGCTCATGTCCCGGACAGCCATCACCGATGTTGTCTCGCTGCTCTCCGGTGTGGACTTCTACCGGCCAGCACACGGCACCATCTTCGACGCGATCGTCGACCTCGACGGCCGGGACGCCCCAACCGACCCAGTAGCGGTGTGCGCCGAACTCCAAGGTCTCGGGGAACTGTCCCGGGTCGGTGGGGCCGCCTACCTGCACGAGATCCTCTCGTCGGTCCCGACGGCTGCTAGCGCCGGCTACTACGCCAAGATCGTCAGGAAGTGCGCGGTCCTCCGGCGTCTCATCGAGGCCGGGACACGGATCGCCCAGTCCGGGTACTCCCCAGACGGAGCTGACCTCGACGACCTGGTGTCCGCCGCCGGGGCCGAGATCACCGCGGTCGCCGAGTCGTTCGCGATGACCGGGCAGGCCACGAACTTCGGCCGGGAGGTCGATTCGATCCTCGACCGGATTGAGACCGGGACCGACGTCGGGGGTCTGTCGTGGGGGTGGATCGATGTGGACCGGAAGGTCCGCCCCATGTCTGGCGGCCAGCTCATCGTCGTGTCCGCTCGTCCTGGTATGGGCAAGTCGACGCTGGTCCGGGGGATCGCCGCGCATGTGGCGATGAAACAACACAGGCGGGTCCTCTTGCACACCCTGGAGGTTGACCGGGAGGACACGGAGGACTGCATCGTCGCCCTGGCGGCCGGAGTGTCCCACGAGCGCATCCAGAAGCACGCCCTGGACGCCAGGGAGTGGGAGAGGATCGCGAGGGCACGCCAGGACATGGACGGCGCTGACCTGATCATCGACGACACGGCGGAGTTGACGCTCCCCGCGCTGCGGGCGTCTATCCGCCGCCACCGCCCCGACCTGGTGATCGTCGACCAGCTCCAACTGATGACCACCCCCCCAGGTGCTGGGAAGCGGGAGGAAGCCGTGGGTGCGATCTCCCGCGGGTTGAAGACAACGGCGATGGCCGAACACGTCCCGATCATGGTGGTGTCCAAGATGAACCGCGGCCCGGAGATGCGGCAGGACAAGCGGCCCATGATGGCCGACCTACGCGAATCGGGGTCGCTGGAATCGGACGCGGATGTCGTCGTCCTGCTGTACCGGGAGGACGTGTACGAGAAGGAAAGCCCGCGGGCTGGAGAGGTCGATGTGATCTTCGACAAGGTACGCAAGGGCGAACCGACAACGGTCGTCCTCGCCGCGCAACTCCACTTCTCGCGCTTCGTGGACATGGCGGCGTCATGATGCCTCGCCCTGATGGCTGCCCGAGGGCGTGCCGTGTCCCCGACTTGAATCGGACCGTGGTGGCGTCGCCGTGGTTGTGGGCTGACACCGATGTGGGTGGGGTCGGCCACTACGCCTGCCCAGCATGTGGCCACTCCTGGCGCACGTCCTGGCATGCCTCTATCGAGGGGATCGGGTGGGCGTCGTGAGGGTCCTGATCACCGGATGGGCCGAGGATGCAGGGATCCCGGTCCGCCGCTACTACACTCCGGCGGCGCGACCGTGAACCGCAGGGTCGTTCTCGAGGGCTGCGCAGGCCCCGGGGGTTGGGGGACGGGACTGCGCATGCTCGGCCTCCCCGACGTCCCGGACGTCGGCATCGAGTGGGACATGGCCGCATGTCAGACGGCGTCATCTGCCGGGCACACCCGTGTCCGGGCGGATGTCCGGGACTTCTGCCTCGACGGTTTCCGTGAGCTCGTGTGGCTGATGCTGTTCAGCCCTCCCTGCCAGGCGTGGTCCAAGGCTGGGAAGCGGCTCGGGATCCTCGACCAGGCCGCCATCTACGCGCACGCCTCCCGGGTCATCGCGTCCGGCCAATGGGAGCCGTACGGGCAGGAGGGGCCGCTCCCGGCAGGGGAAGGCGACCAGGCCGGCACCTGGCATGACTACAGGTCCCCTCTCGTCCTTGAAGTGATTCGGTGGGTTCTCGCCACGAGGCCGGAGAACATCGCCCTGGAGCAGGTACCGGCTGTTCTCCCGTTCTGGCGGATGCTCACCCGCTGGCTCCAATCTCTCGGGTACGTGGCGTGGGCCGGAGTCCTGTCGGCTGAGCGGTACGGGGTTCCCCAGACGAGGGGGCGGGCAATCCTCATCGCCTCCCGAACCCACCCGGTTGCCCCCCCCCAGGCGACACACACTGCCTACGATCCGACACTGCCGGACGGTGGCCGCTGGCACGGAACCGACGATTCCCTGTTCGGGACCGGCCTGCAGCCATGGGTGTCGATGGCTGACGCGCTTGGGCGTGGTCCGGTTCCCTCTGGTGTTGTCAACACCAGAGGGAACCGGACCACGCCCGGCGGGAACGAGTTCTCCATGAACCGGCCCTCGTGGGCGCTCACGGAGACGACCCGCTCATGGGTGATGGGGGATGTGAAGACCGCCAAGGGGACCGTCCGCCCCGCCGGGTCACCGTCGGCGACGATCCCTGCTGCGATGGACAACGGCAACTGGCGGTGGGCGCAGGAACGGCCATCCACGACCGTTCAGGGCGACCCGCGCATCGCGGCGCCCGGACACCGGTGCATGGCTCCCGGATGCTGCCGGGGGAAGGATCCAGAGCCGATGTTCACGAACGCTGTCCGGGTCACGGTTGAGGAGGCGGCTGCACTCCAGTCGTTCCCGGAGGGCTACCCGTGGGCCGGGACACGGTCCGCGCAGTTCCGGCAGATCGGTGACGCGGTCCCACCCCTGCTAGCTGCCCATGTGATCGCTGCCGCTGTCGGTGCTGACGTGTCCGTCCTCGCTGATCGGCGGGTGGCGTCATGACCCCGGACATGACTGTGCCCCTCGCGGGGAGGGGCACAGGGGCGGGGGCGGTCGGGTCAGTCGGTGCGGGTGAAGTAGTTGACCTCTTCCTGCCCGCACGTCGGGCACCGGTCGTCGGGGACCTTCGCCGTGGCCTGCTCCCACCGAGTTGGTCCGAGGGGGCTCCGTCCTTCAGGGCGGGGGTGAATCGGACCGGTCTTGACCTTGCACGGCTTGTTCGATGAGGAGGGTGACTTGCGCGTTGATGGATCGGTGTTCGCTGGCGGCGAGTGCCTTCAGCTGGTCGTGGAGGGTGTCGGGGACGCGGACCTTGAGTTCCTTCATGGGGACAGTATGACCCCGGAACGTCCCCGCATGGGGTATACTCACGGTTGTGAGTCGTTACCGGCTGTACCCGTCCCCAGCGCAGGAGGTCCTGCTGCTGGAGATCTGTGGACACGCCCGGTACGTGTGGAACCTCGGCTTGGAGCAGCGCCTGATGTGGCGCCGCTGGCAGGGCCCGACCCCAGGGTTCGCGGAGCAGTGCCGTCAACTCACCGAAGCCCGCGCCGCGGAACCGTGGCTGCGGGACGGCCCGCAGGGTGTGCAGCAGCAGGCGTTGCGGGACCTGGACCAGGCGTGGCGGAACTTCTTCGCAGGCACCCACGACCGGCCGACGTGGCGGAAACGCGGCCAGTCGGAAGGGTTGCGGGTTGTCGGGAAGGACTTCCGGGTCCGGCAGGACAACGCGAAATGGTCCAGCGTGTGGGTTCCGAAGGTCGGATGGGTGCGGTTCAAGCGTTCCCGGCAGGTCCCGGACGCGAAGTCGTACCGGGTGACCCGGGACCGTGCGGGCCGCTGGCATGTGGCGTTCGCTGCGATCCCGGACCCGATCCCCGCACCCGGCACCGGAGAGATCGTCGGCGTCGACCGGGGCGTGAAGGCCGCGGTCGCCCTGTCTACCGGGGAAATGACCAGCCCCGCCGGACTGCGACCCAAGGAAGCCGAGAGACTCCTGCGCCTGCAACGACGCCTCGCCCGAGCCAAGCGGGGCTCGAACCGGCGCACCGGGGTGAAGATGGCCATCGCCCGGCTGAATGCCCGCGACGGCGACCGGCGGAAGGACTGGGCCGAGAAGACCAGCACCGACCTCGCCCGACGCTTCGACGTGGTCCGGTTCGAGGATCTCAACGTCAAGGCGATGACCCGGTCCGCCCGTGGCACCTTGGAGGCTCCGGGCCGCAACGTCCGGCAGAAGGCCGGACTCAACCGGGGGATCCTCGCCGCAGGCTGGACACTGCTCCTGATCCGCACCGAACAGAAGGCCCTCGGGCGGATCGAGAAGGTCAACCCCGCGTACACGTCGCAGACCTGCAACGCCTGCAAGCATGTCGCCCGAGAATCCCGCGAGAGTCAAGCGGTGTTCCGGTGCGTGGCTTGCGGGCACCAGGCGAACGCGGACGTGAATGCGGCACGCAACATCGCAGATCGAACACCCGCCGCAGGACGTGCGGTGGCAGCGCGTGGAGACAGGGTGAAGTCGGCCCGGTCCGTGAAGCGCGAACCCCAACGCGCGCGGCAACTCGTCGCGTAAGCAGTTGGAATCCCCGTCGTTCACGGCGGGGAGGACGTCAACCACGCGCGTTGCAGACGGCGGTCTCGGTCATGTGCGACGGCGAGGTGTATGCGCGGAGGAAGTCCTCCACGATCTGCGTGACAGAGGTCCCCTCGGCCCGCGCTTTGGCCACGGCGGCCCCCCAGATGGCCTCGTCGATGCGCATTGAGCGCGGCATGGTCGGCATCAGGTCAGCCCCGGTACGCGCGGAGGGTGAGGCGGTCACGGGCGGGGACGGGCAGTGCCCGCCATTCCGGCCACGTGATGCCGAGGGACTCCACCCATGCCTTGACGTTCCCGGAGATAACCCCGGCCTTGAGTGCGGCGCGGGCCTGCGGGTCGGCGTGGTCGATCGTGGTCATGGCGGTCTCGAAGGTCGCGGTCGATGCGGCGTCCACGGTGGGTCACTTCCCTGCGAGGTAGTCGGCCAGTTCGCGGCCTTCGAGGGTCCGGGCGTCTGTCGGGAGGGGCTTGCCGGACAGGAACCGGGCGGTCCCATCGGCGTCGATGGTGCAGGGGACGTAGGTGGTCCCGTTGGCTCCGGTGTAGGTGGTGATGGTGTTCATGGCGTCTCCCGTGGCTCGGTGTGTATCTACAGACTGCCCGCATGTATCTACAGTGTCAAGTCCGGGGGCTACGCCGAACGGGTGAACCTGATGAAACGCTCCGCCATGCCTGCCCGTACCGCCCCCCTGCCTAGAGGCCAGGGTCTGGCCCGCGGACAACTCAAGGCCAGGACTTCCCCCCGGGAGGGAAGTCCTGGCGTCCCGATGCGACAGTCCAGCCTGACCACCGTCCACCCCCAGGTGACCCCGGACGAACGCCGGGCTAGGGCTGTCGTCAAGGAGCGCTCCGGAGGCTGGTGCGAGCTCGGCTGCGGACGTCCCGCGCAGTCCTGGTCCCACCGTGTCGCCCGCTCCCAGGGAGGCCCGTGGAGCCCCGTCAACGGGCTGGGCCTGTGTTCCCTCGGGTCCGGTGACCCGGGGTGTCACACGTGGACAGGTCGGTGGATCACCCTCGCATGCGCGGGCGGATGGCGGCTGCGGTCATGGCAGGACCCCGCGGCCGAGCCTGTGTGGCTGGCCCCAGCGTGTCCGCCCCTCCCGGCGGGCTGGTATCTGCTCCTGCCGGACGGCGGCCTTGACGCTGTCACCTTGGACCGTCCCCGACCCGTCATGCCCTGGGAGGCGCCATGAGCGTTGAGGATCTCACTCCGGTCCAGATTGAGGGGAAGATCCGGGACGTGTCCAACCGGATCGCCAACGGGGTCAGGGTGTGCGCCGACCGGTATGCGGCGTTCCTCGCCGCCGACCACGCTTGTGACCTGGCGGAGGCCCGCGCCTACCTCGGAGCGAAGGACCGGCCGGCGCACGAACGGAAGTACGTCGCGGAACTGGCGACCGCGGTGGAGCGGACAGCCCGCGATGTAGCGGATGTGGCGTACCGGCATGCGGAACGTCAGGCGAAGGCCCTGGACGCGGAGCTGCGTGCGTGGCAGAGCGTCGGCGCCAGCATCAGATCGCAGTACGCGGTGGCTGGGGTCGGTGAGCGGTGAGCGTCCCGGGCGCGTGGTTCCGTGATGGAACCGGGTCGGTCCGGTTGACCCGCTAGCGCAACAGGGCGTAGACTCTAGGTAGCAGAACCGCCACGGAAAGGTTGGATCCATGACCACCACCGTCACCACACAGGCCGAACTCGACAATGCCCTCGCCGACAAGGCCGCCCAGATCGACATCCGCTCCGACGCCGGAGTCTGGCTCCAAATCAACCAGACGGGCTCCAGCAGCGTCGTGGCGCGGGGCTCCAGCAGAGTCGAGGCGCGGGGCTCCAGCAGAGTCGAGGCGCGGGGCTCCAGCAGCGTCGTGGCGCGGGGCTCCAGCAGAGTCGAGGCGCGGGGCTCCAGCAGAGTCGAGGCGCGGGGCTCCAGCAGAGTCGAGGCGTGGGGCTCCAGCAGCGTCGTGGCGCGGGGCTCCAGCAGAGTCGAGGCGTGGGACTCCAGCAGCGTCGAGGCGCGGGACTCCAGCAGCGTCGAGGCGCGGGGCTCCAGCAGCGTCGAGGCGCGGGACTTCAGCAGAGTCGTGGCGCGGGGCTCCAGCAGCGTCGTGGCGTGGGGCTTCAGCAGCGTCGTGGCGTGGGACTCCAGCAGCGTCGAGGCGCGGGGCTCCAGCAGCGTCGAGGCGCGGGGCTCCAGCAGCGTCGAGGCGCGGGACTCCAGCAGCGTCGTGGCGTGGGACTCCAGCAGCGTCGAGGCGCGGGACTCCAGCAGCGTCGAGGCGCTGGACTCCAGCAGCGTCGAGGCGTGGGACTCCAGCAGAGTCGAGGCGCGGAAGTACGTCGCCGTCCACCTCCACTCCACCCGCGTCACCCTGTCCGGCGGAGTCGTCATCGACCTCACCCAACTGGACATGACCGACCCGACCACCTGGCTCGACTTCCATGGCGTCACCGTGACCGACGGGGCGGCAGTCCTCTACAAGGCCGTCGACGCCGACCTGCGAGCCGGGCAGGACTACATCTCCACCGCCTACCCGATCGGCGAAACCGTCACCGCTCGCGACTGGGAGGCGTCGGGTCGGTGCGGGCACGGCCTGCACTTCGGGGTGTCCCCGTCGCATGCGCGCAGATACTTCAACGGGGCCGGTGCGCCTCGGTTTCTGGAGGTGGCCGTCCCGGTCGAGGACCTGGTCGGGCTGGAAGGCAAGTGCAAGGCACGCTCATGCACCGTAGTCCGCGAGGTGGACATGCACGGGGACCCGGTCGAGACCGCCACGAAGGTGACCGAGTGACCGCCGATCTCCCGACCCGATACGCGGATCGCCTCACCGTCCAGGCCGAGATGTTCCGCGTGGCCGAGAAGGCCGGGGTGGACATCGACAGTCTCACCACGAACGGCGGACACAGGCTGACGCTGTGGCCGAAGACGCAGGACGGCTTCTATGCGTCCGAGGCGTCCGTGTACACACTCCTAGGTGATCTGGGTTCCGGGCCCGTCCGGGCGAAGTGTGAGGGCGTGTCGTACGGGTCATACCAGGCCGACCTCACGCTCAATGGCGTCACATGGACTGTCACGGCATACGCGGCTGTTCCTATGGTCCCGGACGTCCCCGATGCAGCTTTGATGGCCGCATGGATGGCGCGCGGCGACAACGGGTGCAAGGACTGTGTGGACCGTCCATGCTCGGCGTGTGCCGCGCATCTGACGGGGATCGCGTCCGCGGTGCTTCGGGTGGGTGCCCGGTGATCCCCGGGTGGGCAACGGAGGACCCTCCGTTCTGACCGCACGGCAGACCAGATAGGCCGGGCACCCGCATTCAGGGTGCCCGGCCTATCTGGCGTTCCTAGGCCGCCATATACCGGGGTACCCCGTCGTGTAGGGTCTCGTGGAGCAGCCAGTTCTTTTGGCCGATCCCGAGGTACAACGGGGCGCGTCCGGCGTAGATACGGACCTCGATCTGGTCGATTACCGTCCCGTCCTGGTCGACTAGGAGTGCCCTCCTAGTGATCGGTGGGGTGCGCTTGGTTGTCAAGATGTCCTCCGGGGTGGCGGGCCGGGGTATGACTTCCTATCTTGACGCAGGTCACACCCACCTGTCATCCAAACGGCCGAACCCCCGCCCTCCCTTTCCGGGCGGGGGCATCAACTGTTGCGTTCCGAGCGTGCATGAGCGACGTCTGGCGTGCTCTGGTACTCATCCAGCCACGCCCGGAGCGCTTCGGTGACCACCCATGCGACCGGTCGGCGCAGGTCGGTGCACGCCGCGCGGATCTCCTCCTGCATACGCTCGGTGATCCTGACCTGGGGCAGCTTACCTGTCTTCCGTTCCGTGTCGTACCTCATGTGTGGTACCCTATCACCATGAAGCGATACGAGATCCCCGACGGGTGGACTGCCCGAGGGTTCTCGTTCGAGGTTGCGGGGTGCCGGATGGCTACCAGCGGACGATCATAGGGCGATGGCCCGCAGTGTCGGGCCCGCCTTGTGCTCGCGGAGGATGTCCGCGAGACGTCCAGTGTCGCATGGGAGACCAGCGTCCGTCAGGCGTCTTGCCGCGATGGTTCGGCCGGGCCATCCCGCCTCGGCGAGGACGGCGCGGATCTCGTCGTCGGTGGCGCCCCGGCGATCCACTCCGATGGCTGGCGGCGCCGTCGGAGAGTTCACGTCTGACGTGTGGGGCGCTGGCTCCCTCTGGGTGGGGGCAGGCTGTACCTCGGGTTGCGCCCCGGCGGGCCGCTCACCGTCACCCCACACTGTGTCGGCGATCGTTTCCAGCCGTCGCAGAGCTGACGGGGACTCAATCCGGGCTACCCGGTCACCCCACCCGGCGGAGACCAGTGCATGGCCCGGCTCCAGGGTGCACGACTCCAGCCGGCGGCGGAGCAGCGCGACAGTGGCCTTGCCGTGTTCGTCGTCACCGAGGAGGAGCGGGAGGACGGCGAGGACGGAGTCGACGCGCGCCTCCCGGTGCCGGGCTGCACGCCATTCGGGGCGGGTGACGGCCCGGGAATGCCACGCCCTGGTGGCCCGGTCGCCATGGAGGTGGATCACCAGGGCGAGGACTAGCGGGGGCAGGATCTCCAGGAGCCCCGCGGGGCCGTAGGATGCTGCGCCGACAAGTCCGTTGATCACGGACGACAGCGCCAGGGTGGCGTAGGTCGCGGCCCTCATTGCTGTGCTGTCGTGTCCTCTGCGGCGGTCTCTCAGGTCCTGGATGGCGAGCGTGCCCGCGACCGTCTCCATGATCAACGGGAACATGACCGCGAGGGGCGCCGGGAGGTGCAGGGTGTGACCGACGAACCAGCCGAGGTTGTATCCGGCCTCCACCATGGCCGCTGCCGCGACCACGCCGATAGCGGACGCCATCGGCCACCCAGTCTTCGCCAGAACCCCCTCCTCGTCAGCGAGAGACGGATCGGTGTAGTCGGACATTAGGAGGCCTTCCTGTACTTAGTGTCGGCGCCATCCCCAAGGCGGACCGCTTGCCCTTCTGCGACCATCTGCGCCAGCAATTTCCGGGCGTAAGCGCCGTCCGGCACGCCGGCCAGCTCGGCGATCTCTGATTTGGAGGCGGAGTCCGGCGGGTCCGGGATCGCCTGGAGGACGCGTTCCCTGGAGGTGAGGGGCCGAGCCTCGTCGGGGACGATTGTGAGTTCGGGGCGTCCCGTAGTGGTCTCGGCGGGCGTGTCGTCCAGGTCGGACTGTGGGGCGGTGTTGCGCGCGTCCCACTCGTCCAGTCGGAGTGCCTCAGCCTCCTCAGGGCGCAGACGCGGGTGCACCGTCTCCGCCAGCCAGTCTTCAACGGTCCCGTGCGGGCATGGGTGGCCCTTCGCGACGTCTCTCCTGTTCGGGATCCACATGACCCGTCCGCGTGCTGGTTGGGTCTCTCCGATCCCGGACGCCACCCACACCCACCCGGGTGACTTCGGCAGCGCCGACAGGTCGATTGGGTACGACTGGGTGGCCGTGTTGACCATCTGCAGGTCATCGGCCCGGTACAAGATCGACTGTCCGCCGGACATCCAGTTGCCTCGGGTCATCGTCGTCCCCCACTGGTCCTGCCCGCCGCGCTGTGTCGTGACGATCCCGGACACCCCGAGGGACCGGCCGATCGTCGACATGCGCTCAAGGATCTGCCCGCATGCCTTCGGCCCGCGGCGCACCACCTCAGGCAGCTCATCCAGTGTGAGCCAGATCTGTGGTTCCTCCGTGGATGCGTACCATGAGTCGGCGCGCAGTTCGCGGGCGCGGGCCTTCCGGGCGACCATCAGACGGTCGATGGACTCCAAGACGAACCCCCACTCATCCGGGGACGTCGCGAGCATCCGGCACCCGTCCTCCAGGTAGCCGATCCCGGCGCCCTCCTTCCCGCAGATCCCGAGTTGCAGGGTGACCGGGTCGATGGCTGCGACGATCGACGCAAGCCGCAACGTCGATCCTTTCCCGCCCCCCGTCGGGGCGACGGCGGAGAGGAATGTGGCCCCGAGGTCGCGGTCCCGCAGGTGCAGGCGTACACGGTCCCCCGCATCGGTGACCACGGCGTCGAATGCCCCGTCCGGGCCGAGCATGTCGCCGTCCCAGTGCCGGATCACCTCCTGTCCTCCACGGTCCGAGTACGCGACCAAGAAGTCGTTGACGGTGGCGTCCGGGTCCTCGCCGATGGTGACGCTCCCGCGGTGCAGGTCCAGGAGGGACGCGGCGAGGTCGTCGGCGCTGGTGATGTCTGAGCGGCGGCGCCCTGGTGGTACGCGGAGTCGGAACCGGCCGGTGTCCCGGTCGTGGGTGAGGGTGGAGCCTGCGAGGCATCCGGCGTCGGGGTGGTCAGTGATCTTCTCGGCCCACTCAAGGACCCGCTCATGCCGCCCGTCGACCTCGGGGCGGGGTCGGCGTCCCCAGATCCACAGTCCGGTCGGGACACCGATGATCGGCGCCCAAAACGGGGCCCACCACGACAGCGGGAGCAGCGGGTAGGCCATGTGCCACACGCCGGCGACGGTGAGCGCGACGGCGAGGAGACGCCTCTCCCGCGCCGACATCACCCGCGGGTCAGCGCCCGGACGTCGGGCCAGCCACGCCGCCCCTTCGGCGATCGCCCCGGCCGTCTGCCACACGACGGCGGCGGACAGCCACCACGCGTACGACCAGGGGATGCACACGACAAGCCCAACCCATAGGGGGGCGACCGTCGCCCGGTGACGTCCGACGGTCGACTGGCGGACGATCCACGCGACCGCCACCGCCAGCCCGTACAGGGTGTATCCGGCGAGGGTGACGATCCCCTTGAGTGCTCTGAGGATGAGGCGGGCAGGGAGGGGCAGGACTGGTTTCCTCGACCGCTTCTTCCATTCCTGGAACTCGGCGTGGTCGGTCTTGTCCTCAGTGCGTCTCTTCGATCCCAGCACCACCCCTCCCTCCTAACCTCTCGCAGGCCGACTTGGTCAGGCGCCGACGGCGGCGACCGTCTCCTTCTCCGCCGCTCCGATGGCGTCCCCCAACTCGCCGGTCGACTTCTCAAAGCCGTCCCCGGCTTCGCGCATCGCGGTGACCTGCTTCAGCACCGCCCCAGCGGCTTCCATGACGGTCCCGATCGCCTTGTGGACGATCTCACCGAACCGCCCGCCATCCAGGGACTCGGCGTAGCCCTGGGCTTGCTTGACCGTGGCTTCTGCCTCCTCTGTTGCCGCGCTGATCATCTGCTTGACGTCCGCGACGAGACTTTCGAGCGCCTCCAGCTTGTTCTGGAGTTCCATCTGCAGATCGGTGTGGTTGCCGATTTCTCCCATGACTGGTGTTCCTCCCTTAGCTGACCCGGCGGGGTGCCGGGTGTCTGCTGATGGGTTGTAGCCGGGCCGCTGCGGGCACCCCTCGGCCATCGCCTGCCTAGCCGCGTCGGCGTGTTCACGGCGCACGAGTTGCGTCTTCTCACAGTGCGGGCATTCCACGGTGACTGGTGCGTGCTCCGGACACACACCGGAGTCGCCAGCCTGCTGGTCGCATCCGCGGCGCCAGCAGGTCCGGGCTGCCGTCGGGTCTGTCATCTCCGGTCGGACGGCGTCCGGAGTCATGGGGTCGGGCGTGGCAGCGGGGCGCGTCACCCCGGCCGCCGCCGGGTCGGGTGCTTTGGCCCATTCGATGAGCTGCGGGTCGATCTCCGCGGCTCCTGGTCGAGTGGTGATGTCGGGGGTTTCCGGCTGAGCGGCGCGCCCGGTCTCGCGGTGTTTCTTGGCCTTCCGCTCCCGCTTCTCCTTCGACTCCTTCTCTTCTTGGCGTGTCCGCCGCTCTTCGCGGCGCTCTGCCCAGCCCTGTGGTGCTGCACGCCGGGCTGCTCCGATGGCGTCTGCTGTAGCGGGGATGACCAGTCGGGCGCCTCTGACGGTGGCCCCGACTGTGGCCCGTCCTGCCCTGTCGGCGGCGATTAACGCTCGACCCTTCCGTGTCTTTCGCCACCGCTTGTGTCTTACTTTCCGGCGTCCTGCCCTGTCGGCCTCACCTGCCTGCCAGCGGCGCGCGGCGGACTGGCTGCCCGCCGACCATCCCTCGCTGAACGCCCGGGTGGCTGCGCCGCGGACGCCAGCGGCGACCCCGTCCGGCTCTGCGCTCAGCCACGTCACGATCCCCGTGGAGACGAGGATGAGGAGGAGTAGGTCCATCACTGACCACCTGTCTGGCTGTCTGCTCTACCTGTCTGGGACTGACTGTCTGACTGTCTGCCTACCTGTCTGGAACCTGTCTGCCGGACCTGTCCATGACCTGTCCACCGACCTGTCTGGGACCTGTCTGGCACTACCTGTCTGACCTGTCTGCACCTGTCCACGGGACCTGTCTGCGACCTGTCCACGACCACCTGTCTGGCTGTGCCGGACCTGTCCACGTCACCCCCATGCACCCCCGGTCACCTGAACCAAGAACCCGATGGGCACCGCGCAGGCGTCGCTGATCGCGCTACCCCACGTCCCGGGGAGATTGACCTGGACGAGCAGCGACGGCAGGAACACCCCGAACACGGCGATGGACATCGTCACCGAGGTGGCGCTGTACACCCGCGCCGGGAGGACAGCCACGACGAACAGGACGATCCCGACGAGGATCGCCAGGAACGCCACATATCCGGCGACCGGGTGGATGTGGACGATCCACCCGATGAAGCGGTATGCCCACGTCCCGCGGGCGAGGTGTGCGCCCGCAGTGAGGACGGACGCGGCGCCGATGACCTCGAAGACGTCGACCGCGATCGACTTGACGCCGCCGAGGTCGAGGCCGACGCAGATGCCGAGGAAGATCCATCCGAGGACCAGGAAGGCCCCCACGTACTGCCAGGTAGTCACTGGTGGTCCTTTCCTAGTTTGTGACGGTTGGTGCTGGTTTGTGAGGGGGGTAGGGGGTAGGGGGTACCCCCCTCTCGCCTACGCGTTTGAGCCCTGCTCCCCTACCCCCTACCCCCCTACCCCCCTGTTTGGAGTAACGAGGGTCGAGAGGGGGTTCGAGGGGTGCCCGGGGGCATGTCAGAGGGGCTGCTCGTACCTGAGCCAGCCATGGCGCCGGTCGTACGCCTCGATCGCCAGCCGGCGTCCCCTCCAGTCCGGCCGGACTGCGCGACGCCCCTGGAGGATCTGCATCAGCTTTGGGACGTCCGTCGGTGTGACGTCCGCGGATGACTCCGGTTCGAGCCGGCGCCCTGGCCTGGCGGTGTCGATGATGCGGATGCGAGTCACGATCGGTCCCTCAGGGCTGGTGGGTGGCAGACAGGTCAGACAGGTCGGGCTGTCTGCGGTCAGTCGGCGTGGACAGGTCGGGCAGACAGGTCTGCCTGTCTGGCAGACAGGTTGGTGCTCGGCGGTGCAGACAGGTCGGCAGACAGGTCGGCAGACAGGTCGGCCCTGTCTGCCAGACAGGTCCCAGACAGGTTGAGGCTGACTGTCTGGACAGGTCCCCCAGCGACCCGGACAGTCGCGTGCCGGTAGACCGGGGCCATGTCGTGCTCCGTCCCAGACAGGTCAGACAGCACCGGGTACCGGTAGGCGCCAGACAGGCGCATGCGGATCACCGTCAACGGATGGACGGCCGTCGGGCCGTGGTCACCCGCGTACAGGCAGCGGCTGCCCCGGCAGTCGAGGAGGACCGTCATCCCATCGGTCAACTCGTCGCCGTGGATGATCCTGGATGGGGGCAGGGGCATGGGATCCGTGGTGACTTGGATGCTGCGGATGTAGCCCACAGCAGCGGTGATCACCGCCACGAAAGGCAGAAGGTAGACCCACCCTCCCGACATCAGAAGTGCATTCCATTGCTCGTTCAACTTGACTCCTCAGTTCAATAGTGGCTGCGGTCGGGTCCTGCGGCTGGCTGGTAGCCGGGCGTCTGGCAGGTGCCGCACCCGTGGTTCTGTGCGTTGCATGCGGCGGTGCGGCGGTGGCTGTAGGTGGTCTCATGCTCGGGCCAGCAGTCGTCCCGGCCGCCCACGCAGGTCTGGTGACCGTCCTCATGGACGAGGAGCTTCCCGTGACATGGGGGCAGGTCAGCCCGCAGCCGCTTCCGGGGTGTCGCCCCGGTAGGGGTGGACCCGAGTGGGTGACCGAACTCGATGTTCCAGGCGATCCGCTCGACCGTGAGGTCCGCCTCCTCCTCGGCTGCCCGGAGACCGGACCTGCGCGCGACAGCGGCCACGATGAGGGCGACAGCCGCCCCGCCGAGGGTCACGAACATGATGTTTGGGTCACCCGCCCTTGAGTGGTGTGTGGTGGTCTGATGCGGTCCCGCAGGGACATCCGGTGGTGAGGGGCCCGTCGGTGACGGTGTGACGGCACTGCCCGGGGATGTGGGTGCCGTGCTCGACCGGGCACGCGCACTGCCGACGCGCTGCCCGTCGCGGCGGTAGCGCGTCGCCGGGACGGATGGCGCCCCGGCCCCGCCACGGGAGCGGGGTCACGCCGCCACCTGCTTGTACCTCAACTTCACGGCCGCCCTCAGCGCCTCCTGAGTGAGGCCACCCCAGACTCCGTACCTCTCACTCCCGGCGAGGGCGTAACTGCGGCACGTCTCCATGACCGGGCATGTGGCGCAGATCGCGACCGCAGCCGACTCCCGGCGCCGCTTCCGTGGTGCCGACTCCCCGTACGGACCCATGTACAGGTCGGGTCGGTCCCGGCACTTTCCGTCGTCCTGCCAGTCGAGGCCCCCAACCGGCGGGGCGGTCCGCCGGTTGGCGACCCCAGGACCGGACACCCTCCACTCGGCCCTGATCTTGACGACCTCGGCGACCTCCGTCTGAGGGATCCGCCACGTCGTGCCGTCGATCGGGTCGCGGTGGGCCTTGATTAGACCCTCCCGGACCATCCGGGCAACGGCAGTGACGGACGCTGCGCAGGCCCGGGCGACCTGCCTGATTGTGAGGTTGGCACTGCAGTCTGCGGTGTCGGCGGTGGTACTCACGAGGCACCCTCCAGGTGGGTCCGGATGTGGTCGGCGTGGATCCGGACGGACCCACCGACCCGGAGTGAGGGGATGGTCCCGGCCCGGCACCACCGGTAGACGGTTGAGGTGTGAACACGGAGCAGTTCGGCGGCTTCGGAGACGAGGAGAAGCGCCGGCCATAGGGGGGACCGTTCTGTCCGTTTCACCACTGGTGCCTCTCCTGTGGTCACGGATACAGGGTGCACTAGGTATCCGTGGTTGTCCAGAAACCGGGCAGGAGAGGCGCCCGGGTGGCGTAGGAGATCGCGGCGTGTTGGTGCAGCATGTACGGCATGCGTCCCACGTCTGCGCAGGTCACCACGTGACCGCCGCGTCGTCCTGGCAGGACATCGCCGACACGATCCGTACCCGGATCGCGTCAGGCACCTACCCTGTCGGGGCTCTCATCCCGTCCACTACGGCGCTCGGGCAGGAGTTCGGGGTGTCGCAGGGTCCGGTGCAGCGTGCGACTGCGTTGCTGCGGGCTGAGGGTCTGGTGGTGGGTGAGCCTGGCCGGGGTGTGCGGGTGGTGGCTGCTCCGGTCCCGCCCTCGGTGGAGGGCCCGCCGTCTCTGGCGGTGTTGGCGGCGGATGTGGCGGAGTTGCAGCGGTGGCGGGTCGAGCATGAGCGGGGGCACGGGGGGTAGCTGGGCTGGCGGCGGCCCTCGTCTCACCTCACGGTGGGGCGGGGGCCGCTTTCGTTGTCCGCGCATGGTTGACAACATCCTGCCGGGCTGCAATAGTTGTCCTTGTCAGCAGGACAGCGAACCGCACGGAGGACACCATGACCGCCAACATCTACCGGCCAGCCAGCGTCATCGGAATGCTGACCGCTGCGGGCCACGACAAGACCGATGTGCTAGCCGCGATCGACAGCCTCATCGAGTCCGGCCTGACGATCGAGTCCGACGGACCGGAGAACCTGTTCACCCGCGAGGAGATCGACGTCCTGCGCGACCAGCTCAACTCGTGAGCGAGCCCCGCTACCTGAATAGGGCGGCAGAGGCTGCCCTGCTCGGCGTCACCCCGGAGTCGGTGACCCGCTACCGGATCCGGCACGACGACTACCCGACCGCCGTCGCCTGCCCGTGCTGCGGCTCGCCGGTCCGGGACCGCGCCGCCGTCGAGGCGTGGAAGGCCTCACGGCCTGGGCGCACCGGCCGACCGAAGAAAAAGGAGACCAAGATGGAGACCATCGTCACCCCCGGAATCACCCCGGGACGTCTGATCGACATCGCCAGGCAGGCGTGACGACCGGGGTCCGTCCGGGCACGGTGACCCGTTACCGGTCGTGGGGGGTCTTCCCGGGTCCGGACGTCACGTTGGGTCGGTCCCCGCGCTGGCTCCCGGCGACCCTGGACGCGTGGCAGGCGTCCCGGCCCGGTAAGGGCTCGGGTGGTGGACGGCCACGTACGGACAAGACCGCCAAGAACAAGAAGGGGGAAGAGTCGTGTACACCATCAGTTTGACCGTTAAGCACATCGACGATGGGTCTTGGGTGATCACCCACACCGACAATGCGCTCATCACGAAGACGGAGGATGTCCGCGCCCACTACGACGCCGAGGATGTGTTGCGGGTGGCTGAGCGGATGGCGTCGGGAGACGTCCTCTGGCGGCTGACCGAGGGAGGTTTCGAGGGTGTTGTCCGTAGGGCCGTCACGGGGTGGCCGCTTTGACCGGGACGTCCGCGGCGGTCTGGTCGACATCGACGGCCGAGGATGCGGACGCTGCCACCCGGCCCGTCGTGGTCGAGTGCGGGTGGTGCGGGCGTGTGGTGGTTGTGGCGGCTGGTCGGCTGGATCCGCGCTGGCCGGGGTGGGTGTGTGGTCCGTGTGAGGACTGGGGTTAGCCTGCCTGGACGTTCGCAAGAGGAACCCCTCCGCCTACGGGTATGGCGGAGGGGCCCTCTTGGGTTCCCAGGGGAACCTGGTTGGGCTGCGTCTCGGGTACGGGGGGTATCCCGGTCTGCCTGCCTGTGTCCAGGGTGGCATGTTGGGGGATGTTGGGGTGGGATGTTCGCGGAAGTTCGCGGGATGTCGGGACGGTCCCGGGCCCACCCGCTTGACCCGCGGTACGTCCCGGGCGTAGACTCTCACCATGACGACGACGGAGCGGACCCTCACCCTCCCCACCCAACGGGGCGCCGCAGACACCAGGACCGCCTACACGATCCTGGCTGGCACGATGGTCCGCTACGCCGGGTTCGACGAGGACGACGCGACCCGGGCCCTCACCGACCTACTCGAGGCGGAGGAAGAGGACGTCACCGTCTACGCCACCACCGGGCACCTGCCCGACCCGGACGCCGCACAGGCCGTCCTCGACGAGGCGACCGTGGAAGCCTCCGCGTGGCCCGAGTGTGGCTACCCGGAGCTGCTCGACCCGGCCGAATGGCGGGAACACATCAACACCTGCCGCACCTGCGGACGAGAGGACTGACCGATGGCCACCACCTACCCCGGGGAGTGCGGAACCAATGCCTGAGACCCCCGTTCCTGGCGCATCAAAGGCCCGTGACGCCGAGGAGGCCATGCGATTCGAGGCCGCCCGCAACCTCACTCATGCCGCCAGTGAACTCCGCAGTGCCGCTGCGAAGATCGACTTCATCGTCACCCACATGGCCGACACGGGGTACGCCCCGCACCCATCCCGTCCCAACACCCCGGTCGGAGACGCGGTCCGCGACGCCCTGAGCGTCTACCGCCGCATGGACGTCCTGTCGTGGATCGACGCAGCATTCGGGGCCGCAATGGAGGCGGACCACGAGCGCCGGATCAGCGAACCCCCCAAGGAGGGCCCAGATGCCTGAGACTGACCGTGAGGTCTACGACCGGATCACCGCGTCCCGAGATGGCGCCCGCCTGGTCGACTCCCTCGCTTGGGAACTCCGGCAGGGCGACACCTACTCCCGGAAGCGCGCGGCATGGGACCTCCGCAACATCGCCACCCTCCGCGAGATCGCCGCCCTCAAGCGGTGGATCAAGCGGTAGCCCCCGACCCCTACGAAGCCCGAGGAGGGTAAGCCGTGAGCACTGAGACACTGCAGACGGGCACCAAGACCCAGACCGAATGGGGCGTCCGGTACGAGAACGGCGACGTGAAACGCATGACGAGCGAGGCGAATGCGCGCCGCCGGTGCGGACGACTATATCGCCAAGACCATGCTGGTCTCGCGTGCCGTCACCATCGGACCGTGGAGGGACGAGGCATTGACGGCTTCCACCACTTCGTCTGATCCGGCAGGGCAAGAGCGCAAGGGGTCGGTGCCGTAAGGTCGCGTGGTCGACACGCTACGTACCGCTTGACCCGGGGCATGGTTCGGGCGTAGTCTCTACCTATGACGACGCAGACCGCGGACCTCAAACCAACCTCCAGCACGGTCCGCCGGGTCCTCACCACGGTAGGCATCGAGGCGGGGATCGTTGGGACTGTCCCTGGCTGCGGTTACAAGTGGATCCGGGCTGGCGTCGACCCATACGAAGCGGCGAAGGCGACGGACGCTCTCATGGCCGCCTTCCCCGACCGGATCGTGATCGGGTTCCGTTCCGAGGTCCGTGTCCGCGTCACCCCCTAGGACCGTGGGTGCGGCCCCGGTGACCACTCCCGGGCCGCGCCCACCCCAACTCGCCCCCTCCGCCACGCCGGAAAGGTAACCAGCCATGACCACCGTGACCGTCGCTAACCAGGAGCAACTCGAAGCCGCATTGGCTGACACTGACGTCGACTATGTCATCATCAACAATCCTGCGGGGGTGTGGTTGACGGTCCGGGCGTCCGGCTCCAGCACGGTCGAGGCGTACGGCTCCAGCACGGTCGAGGCGTACGACTCCAGCACGGTCGAGGCGTACGACTCCAGCACGGTCCGGGCGTCCGGCTCCAGCACGGTCGAGGCGTACGACTCCAGCACGGTCGAGGCGTACGACTCCAGCACGGTCCGGGCGTACGACTCCAGCACGGTCCGGGCGTACGACTCCAGCACGGTCGAGGCGTCCGACTCCAGCACGGTCGAGGCGTCCGACTCCAGCACGGTCCGGGCGTACGACTCCAGCACGGTCCGGGCAGGAAGTCATACCGCCGTCCATCTCCATTCTGGCGGCTGCCAGATCAGTGGCGGCGTACTCATCGACCACACCGATATCGACCTCAAGGCACCCGAGATGTGGGCCGCCTACCGTGGGATCGAGATCCGGTCCGGCGACGCCATCGTCTACAAGGCCGTCGACATCGACATGGACGCTGGCCAGCACCACAATCTGACGAACTACCCAATCGGTGGTGCCGTCGAGGCGCCCGACTGGGATCCCACTGCGCGACGCGGTGGCGGTCTCCATTTCGGGGTGTCCCCGTCGCATGCTCGTCGCTACTACAACGGCGACGGTGTGCCGCGCTACCTCGAATGTGCCATCCCGGTGGATGCAATGGTTGTCCTGGACGACAAGGTCAAGTCCGCCAGGTGCACTGTGCTGCGCGAGGTCGATGAGTTCGCCCGTCCCGTCGACGTCAACGCGGCGCTGGCTGGGCAGCCGTGAAAGTGATCCGGTTCCCGCGCCACCGCCGGTACGGTACGCACCCTGCCGGGCGTGCCCTCACCGACCCGGCCCCCGTGGTCAGGGTCGTGGATGGTCGCGTGTGGACGTCTGGCGCGTCTGTAGCTGATGTGGCTGCCGCTCTCGCCGGGTGGGTGGAGCTGGCCCGCCTGAACCCGTCTGGACTGTCCGGGGAGACCGTCGTGTCGGTCCCCACCCCGAGAGGAGAAGACGCCTCGTGAGTGACGGCAGCAGTATCGAGTGGACGGACGCAACATGGTCTCCGGTCGCCGGCTGCACCAAGATCAGCGACGGGTGCCTGAACTGCTACATCGAGCGGACCCCGCCGTTCCGGATGGCACACCGACGATTCCAGCACCCCGACCCCGTCAACGGCGCCTCGGACATGGTCGGGGCGAGCACGGGGGTTCAACTGCACCCAGAGCGGCTCAGCCAGCCCTTCCGTTGGCGGAAGCCGCGGAGGATATTCGTGTGCAGCCTCGCGGACCTGTTCCACTCCGATGTGTCCGACGAGTTCATCGCCCGCGTGTTCTCGGTCATGGCGCTGGCGCCGCACCTGACGTTCCAGGTGTTGACCAAACGGGCGCCCCGGATGCGGGCACTCCTGTCGGACCCGACGTTCTTGATCCGCGTCCTCGACCTCACGTATCTGACCGCCATGGGTGAGGACCCGGACGTCGCTGGGCCAGCACAGCGGCGGGCCGCTCAGGCGTACGTCAGTTACCCACCCAACCCGGGGACGCCGCTCGCGCGTCTGGTCCCGTGGCCGCTTCCGAACGTGTGGGTCGGCGTCAGCGCAGAGAGCCAGGACTGGGCGGACCGCCGCATCCCCGAGCTACTCCTGACCCCTGCCGCCGTCAGGTGGGTGAGTGCGGAACCGATGCTCGGGCCGATCGACTTCGCGGCGTGGATGCCTCCCGGCCACGCCTCATGGCAATGCTCAGGGTGTCTGCACTACTTCTCAGGCCCCCACCGTGAGGTGTGCCCGTCCTGCAACAGGACTGGCTACTGGTCGGGCAGCCATGCGGGGAACGGGCGCCCGAACGGTCAACCACTCTCGTGGATTGTGACGGGCGGAGAGTCCGGCCCCGGCGCCCGACCGATGAACCCAGGGTGGGCGAGGACGGTCCGGGATCAGTGCGTTGACGCTGGTGTCCCGTTCCTGTTCAAGCAGTGGGGCGGCCGGACTCCGAAGGCGAATGGTCGCCTATTGGACGGCATGACGTGGGACGAGTACCCCACCGGGGCTGTCTCATGATGGGTGGTGGGCATCGTGCCGCCGCTTGCGCCGCATGGCTCGGCACAGCCCCCCTCTTGGGCGTCCACGACTGGCGTCAACTGGCTGCCGGCGTGGTGGTCGCGGGTGCGTGCGGGGACGGCAAGCTCAGCCCGGACGCGGACCAGCGGGGCGCGTCCGCGAAACTCATCCCGGGCGGGCATCGGGCCATCACCCATTGGTGGCCGCTACCGATCCTGATCTGGTGGGGGTCAACCCATGCCGGGATATACGGGTGGGCGGTGCTCGCGGTCGCAGCGGCGTGGGCGTCGCACGTGCTGGCTGACGCCGTGTTCGGTGAGATCCCGGTGTGGCCGAAACGCGGGGGGTGGCGTCGGGCTGGTCTCGGGTTGAAGACGGGTGGCCGGATCGAACAGGCGGCTACGCCTGTGCTCGCGACTGCGGCGGTGTGGCTGGCGTGGGTCGACGTGTCCCCGCTGGTCATCGGCGCACTGCGGTAGACCCGGAAAGCGTCCAGAGTGTAGAATGCACGACGTGAGCAGTGATGGAGGGGAGACCGTGGACGGGATGCTGATGCGCCAGGACGCGTTGGCGTCCTGGCTACGGTCCCAACACCCTGAATGGGCCGACAGCGACGAAGTCGCGATCGCAGCCATTGCGGCGCGGCTCGGCTACGCAGAAGTCACCGTCAGCCACTGGCCCTCGAAACGCATGCTCACATACACGGAGCGTTTCCCGCGGCCGGTACGACGCACCCCGCCCTCACATGAGGCCATCTACAGGTGGGGGGATGTCGAGGCGTGGTATGCGTCCGGCACCCGTCGACGCCGCCTGCCTGGCCCCCGAATGACCGGTCTCCGGTGGGTAGCCCTCGTCAGCATCTATGACGGGAAGGTCCGCGAGATTCCGAAGCCTGATCCTGATCCGGGGAAGTTCAAGAGGTGTGACCTCCTCCCGCCTCTGACCGGGAACGTTGACCGGATGACCCTCGCATACCTGATCTCTGTGGGGCTGGCGACTCGCCTGGATGACGGAGCGTTCGCCGCTACCGGGTCGGGTGTCGGGCTGGTGGAGGCGGAGCCCATGTGGGCGGAGTGGGCCAGGTCCAGCACTGGATAGGCCGAGGTGAGCCGTTCGGCGTAGCGGATCGGCCCGGTACGGTCCCGGCATAGCCCGCCACCACCTGCTAGTCTTGACATGTGCCGCCACTCCCCATAACTACCTTGGTCGCGCCATGACGGGCGTGCACATCCACGGGCAGTCACGTTGCCCGGAGTGCGGTACCCACGTCGCGCTCACCAAGGCCGGCAAGTTCCGTGTCCACGGGTGGGTAGGCGGTGATCGGGACAACCGATGCCCGGCGTCCGGTCAGATCCCCCCTCCGCCACCGTCCACGTGCAAGACGTGCGACTGCAAGCGGATCGACCACCCGAACGGCGGGAGGTGCCGCCACCACGGGACTTGCCGGGGCTTCAACCAGCCGCGCGGATTCTCCCCGCACCTCGTCGGAGGCTTCGCATGAGCGGGCTCCGTGTCGCCTACTGTGGCAATTTCAAGCCGTCGCACAGCACTGAAACCCATCTCGCCCGGACTCTGACGCAGATGGGCCACACCGTCACCCGGTTGCAGGAGGATGACCTCTCCCCAGACGGGTTGACGCAGGCGTTGCAGCGGATGGACCGCCCCGACATGTTCCTTTTCACGAGGACGTGGGGCCACACGGTCACCGAGGATCACCTGTCTTGGCTGCGGTCCCGGGGCATCCCGTCCGTCAGCTACCACTTGGATCTGTATGTCCCGTTGCAGCGGAACGGCGGGATCGACACGGACCCGTTCTGGCGGACCGACTTCGTGTTCACGCCGGACGGTAATCCCCGCTCAGCCGCAGAGTTCCAGCGGCGCGGCATCAACCACCGGCACATCCTCCCCGGCGTCGTCGCGGATGAGTGCTACGTGGCGGAGGGCGTCTGCCCGAAGCGGGACGTCATCTTCGTTGGGTCAGGGCCTGGGTATCACAGCGAATGGGGGTACCGGGGTGAGTTGCTCCGGTGGCTGGCCTCCACCTACGGGCAACGGTTCAGCCACTACGGGGGCCGCGGTCAGGCGATCCGCGGTTACGCGTTGAACCGCCTGTACGCATCGGCGAAGGTCGTGGTGGGGGATTCCCTGGTCGTCGGCTTCGACTGGGAGGGGTATTGCTCGGATCGCCGATTCGAGACCCCGGGCCGTGGCGGGTTCATGGTCCATCCGAGGATCGCCGGCCTTGACGACGGATACGTGGAGGGTGTCAACACGGCCTTCTACGACTTCAACGACTGGTCCGGGCTGCGGGATCGGATCGACCACTACTTGGCCCACGACGCCGAGCGGGAGCGCATCCGCCGCGCAGGCCACGAGCATGTCAAGGCGCACCACACGTACACGCACCGGTTGACTGCGATGCTCGACCTGCTCCGCGTGGAGGGCGCCCTGTGACGTCGTGGGTAGGTGTCGTCCCGTTCATTCACCGCCCGTGGATGGAGGAGTGCCGGGCGACGATGCACCCCGCGTTCTTGCCGAACGTGCTGTGGGTGGACAACACCGAGCACAACATCGGGATCATGGCTGCGCACAACCTGGGTGTCGACCGGATGCGGGAGACGGGCGCGGATTGGCTGGTTGTCATGTCCGCGGCGATCCGGTTCGGCGCCCCGGGAGGCCTTGACTTCATCGCACATCTCGACGCGAACCCGGGTCATGACGTCTTGGAGGGCCCATGCTGGACCCCGGATTCGCGTGGGCAGGGAGTGTACGGGTGGCATCTGATCGCCTTCCACAGGCGCACCATCGACGCCGCGGGCAGGTGGGATGAGAACTTCACCCCGTACGGGTTCTGCGACCTGGACATGTCGTTGCGGATCCAACGGGCCATGTCGATCCCCGCGGATGGGCGTCCCTTCTGGGTGAAGGTGCCGTGTGATGTTCGGGATGCGGGGATGGCCCACGGCATCCACCTGGCCGGGGTGCGGACCGAGACGAACAACCTGATCGACTACTTCCGCCGGAAGTGGGGCCGCCACCCTGGCGCGAGCGACGTGCCCGCCTATGGCAGGCCGTTCAACAACCCGGACAACCCGATCTGGTACTGGCCGACAGCAGCCAACGGCGGAAGGTGCGCGCCTTGAGTACGGAGTGGAAGAACGTCGGCTACATCAAGACGTCGGATGCTGGCCCGTTCGAATCGCACGAGTGGCGGTATCACCTGCAACTGCCACGGCCCCTCGCAGACTGGGATGTCTGGGACTACTGGGAGCGCCCCAGGACCGAGCACATGGCGTCCGTCCTGAAACCCGGGGACTGCCTGTACGACGTGGGTACCGAGTTCGCGTGGCTCAGCGTCGTCTACGCATCCATGGTCGGCGCCGAGAGCATGGTCCTCATCGAGCCGAGCACTCCCATGTGGCCGAGCATCAAGGCCACGTGGGAACGGAACGGCTTAGCGCTCCCGTCCACCACCTTCCACGGCCTCGTCGGTGCCGCGACGGGTCGCATCCCGGCCAGGCATCTCACCTCGAACGGATGGCCGGACGCAACCGACGGCCCCATGATCGGGAAGACGGCATACACGTACCTCCACGACAACCCCGCCGACGTCCCAGCCACCACCCTCGACGCCCTCGCCGCATTCGCTGGCGCCCCCGACGCGATCACCATCGACGTCGAAGGCGCGGAACTCCTCGTCCTCCAGGGAGCGGCCCGGACCCTGGAGGAGGACCGGCCCAATGTGTGGGTGTCGATCCACCCGGACCTGATGGCCCGCGACTACGGGGCCACCCCAGCCGACGTGCACGCCCTCATGGGCGACCTGGGGTATGCGGGGTTCCACTTGGCGACAGACCATGAGGAACACTGGTATTTCGACCCGCCCGGAGGCGTCGCGTGACTGCGGTCTTCGATGACCAGGAGGGCTTCGGTGTCACATCCTGGGGTAGGTGCATCCGCGGCCACCGTCTGTGGCGCGTCAGATGGCGCGGGCGGCGTGGCCTAGTCGCGACTGTGTGTGGCCCCTGGGATGCGGAGGATGCGTTTCTGAAGGCGGCCAGAGTCCGGGAGCGGCTTACTTGGGTGGTGCCCGAATGACCCCCGAGGATCCCTTCAACCCTGCCGCAACCAAGGAGGCCGCGGCGTGAGCGTGCATGTCGTGTGGGAGCCCCTCATGGAGGGGTGCAACCGGGGAGTGTGGGATCAGGCGATCATTGAGCGGCTGCTTGCCGGTCGGTACCGCGCCCCCTGCTGGCCGGACTTCGTCCACCACGACGCCCTCGCGGATGTCCCCGACGCCGAGGGCGCGGTGGTGGTGCTCCCCGCGAGGCACCACACGTCCTTGGATGACCTGCGCCGCATCAACGAGGCGACCGCGTCCCTCCCGTGGCTGCTCCTCATCCTCAACGGCGACGAGGAGCACTCCTACCCGTACGGGCACGTCGAGCACCCGAACATGCGCCTATGGGTGCAGACCCCCGACGCCACCCGCACCTACCCGCCCGGCACCCGGTACCTCGCCAACGGTCCCGCGACCCTCGCCTACGACACCCCGTGGGGTGAGCGGACCAGGGACGTCGTCCTCCTCGCCCAGGACACCCACGCACGCCGACACGAGTGCGCGGACGCCGTCCAGGCGATCCTCGACACTGGCAGGCCAGGGCACCTGACCCGGACTGCTGGCTTCACGCAGGGAGTCGAACCCGCCGAGTACATGGCGTTGATGGCATCGGCGCGGGTGTGCCCTGCCCCGTCCGGTCCGGTCTGTGTCGACTCCTTCCGGGCGTGGGAGGCGATGGAGTTGGGGGCCGTCCCGGTCCTCGACGGTCGCACCCCAGGCGGGGGGCTCGGGGTCGCTTACTGGGTGGAGGTCATCGGAAGCGACGCCACGTTCCCCGGCAGTGACGCCGCGTTCCCCGTCGTCTCCGGATGGGATGAGCTCGCGGCGTACGTCGACCACATCACCGCGGACTGGCCAGCCCCGGCGTCCCGCGCCGCAGCATGGTGGATGCGCTACCAGCGGGACATGGCCCGTCGCCTGGTGGCGGATCTGCGGGACCTCGGTGCGCCCACCCCTGCTCCGTCCGTGGACGACCAGATCACCGTCCTGATGCCAACCTCCCCGATCCCCTCCCACCCGTCCACTGCGGTGATCGAGGAGACGATCGACTCGGTCCGGGCTCAGTTGCCGCGGGCGGAGATCCTGGTCATGTGCGACGGGGTACGGCCCGCCCAGGAGCACTACCGGCAGCGGTACGAGGAGTACCTGTACGAGCTGGTACGGCTCTGCCGGGAGAAGTGGTCCAACGTCCTCCCCGTCATCCACCCGGAACACCGGCACCAGTCGGGGATGACCCGCCACGCCCTCAACATGGTCACCACCCCCACCATCATGTTCGCCGAGCATGACTGCCCGATCCTCGGCGACATCTCGTGGGCCGCCATCACCCATGCCGTCCGCGGGGACCGGGCCGACGTTGTCCGTCTCCACCATGAGGCCAGTGTCCTGCCCGTCCACGAATACCTGATGGACGGCCCAGACGAGGACGTCGCGGGAGCCCGGATGAGGCCGACCCGGCAGTGGTCGCAGCGACCTCACGTCGCCCGGACCGCCTACTACCGGGACATTCTCCGCGACCACTTCGGCTCTGACGAGAAGTGGATGCTTGAGGACCGGATGCATTCGGTCGCGCAGTCGGATCCGGGCGCCCATCACCTGTGGATCCTGACGGAGCCCAACGGGGAGCACGGGATCAAGTACTCCTGGCACCTCGACGGGCGCGGAGACGACAGCAAGTGGGTAGACCGGTGAGCGGTGAACCGCATCCGTGCATCACCCGGGCCGGGAACGAACCTGTCTCTGCGGATTACCTGGCGGTGTGCACGACGTGGGGGACCGAGTCCGCCTGCTCACGCAACTGCCCACCCGAGTGCGGCGGCCACCCGATATGCAGGCCGCGCCTTGACCTCGCGTCAGATTCGGGGCTGGTCCGCCAGGGTGGCGCCAGGTGAGCCCCCGTCTCGGCCTCGTCGCCTACGGCACCGCAACCGGTCTCGGATACCAGACCAAGGCGATACACGACCACCTGCGCCCGGCGAAAACGCTCCTGATCGACCTGTCTCACCGGAAGCGCCTCCCCCTGCACCCGGAGTGGTTCCCGGGCGCGCAGGTCGTCCGTGACGCCCCGACGATGCAGGACATCGCCGCGTTCTTGGACGGCCTGGACGTGGTCCTCGCGTGTGAGACGCCAGCGAATTACGCCCTGTTCGACCAGGCACGCAAGCGGGGGATCCGCTCGATCCTTCAGCACAATTTCGAGTTCCTCGACTACTTCAGGGACCCGTGGCTGAGTCGGCCGACAGTGTTCGCGGCCCCATCCCCGTGGAACGTGCACCGGATGGGCCAGGGGCCATTCCCGATCGTCTGGGAGTTGCCGGTCCCCGTGGACCCGACCGGGATCCTGCAACGGCAGGTGACCGAGGCGCGGACGTTCCTGCACATCGGCGGGCGCCCGGCCGCCTACGACCGGAACGGCAGCCTCGACTTCATCTACCTCGCCGGCCGGTGCCGCGACCTGGACGCCGAATGGGTCGTCACCTGCCAGTCGCCCACTGAGGACATCACCCGGGCGCTCCGCGGATCGGACGTCACTCTCGTGGCGGATATGCCGGAGCCTGCCGACCTGTACAGGGTGGGGGATGTGATGGTCCTACCCCGAAGGTTCGGTGGGCTTTGCATGCCAGCGAGGGAGGCGGTCACCGCCGGCATGCCCGTCATCATGCCCCGGATCGACCCCAACACGACATGGCTCCCAGGTGAGTGGCTCATCCCAGCGGCTGTGTCCGGGTCCTTCATGGCCAAGACCAGGATCGACCTGTATCAGACCGACATGGGCGCCCTAGAGGCCCTCGTCCGTCGTCTCCACGCCGATCCCGGGCTGGTGCAGGAGTGGGCCAAGGACGCCCGGGACATCGCCACGAGGTGGACGTGGGACGCACTCCTACCCGTCTACCGGACGTTCCTCGACCGAGTGATGGAGCTGAAACCGTGAACCAGGGAGATCGACCCCGTCCCGTCTCCTCGTGGCGGACGATGAACGCCCCAGCCCGCGCATTCAGCATCTTCGGCGTCGTCGCGTTGGTGAGCGTCTTCACCCTCGTGGCGGCCCTTGTGGTAGGTGGGCTCGTGCGACTCGTCCAGATCGTATGGGGGTCCGTCCTTTGAGCCAGGCGTGGTCCGCCCCGGTCGGCACCAGCCTCGACGGCCTCGACGGGTGGAAGTCGCTCGGCCTGGTCACCGACCTCACCCCCGTCTACGTGGACGAGATCACACCAGAGGTCGGGTACACGACCCTCGCTGCATGGTTGGAGCCCCGGACGGTCACGGTCACCTTCAACCTCACCCCCAGGACCTGTCGTCGCCTCCGGCGCCTCGCCCGCCAACTCCGCACCAGGGAACGGGCACTCAATTGCGCCTACCGTCGCCGCGTCCTAGCCCGCCGCCGCCGCAACCGACGCAACCGCTAGCCACGAGGAGGAGGAAGCATGGCCCACCAGTCCACCACCGCCGCGTGCCCCCACTGCGGGGCACCCACCCGTGACACCCCGCTCTGCCCCGACGCAGAGCAGACCCTGCACGCCCTCCTCCGACGCCTCGTCTCCACCGTCCCCAGCACCCTGCGCCTCGCCAACGGCGCACACCTCACCGACCGTGCGGGCCGCCAGCCCTCCTCCCGCTGGGACACCCCAGCCGGGGAGCAGGGCGCCATGCCCCGCCTCCTCGACGAGGCAGTAGGACGCCAAGCCAAATTCGCCCCCCAATCCGAGAAGGTCAACACCGGCAAAGCGGGCGCCCGGATCATGCTCCCCTCCAAGGCCGGCGACCGCGCCACCCGCTTGCACGCCGTCGTCGTCTCCGCCGCCAACCAGCTCATCTCGGCGCAGATGTGCGTCATGGCCCTGCCCCTCGCCGTAGAGACCACCACCGCCGCCGAGTGGCTGCTGGACGGGTTCGCGCGCCTCCGACTCCACCCTGCCGCCCCGACCCTCCTCGCCGAGCTGCAGCGGGCCGTGGACGGCGCAGAGAAGGCCATCGACCGGCCCGCGGACCGCCACTACCTCGGCCCATGCAACCTGGGCGGGGCCACCGACTGCACCGGGCACATGGTCGCCGTCGGAGCCCGTCCCGCCCGCTGCGACACGTGCTGCCGGGAAGTCGACCAGGACGACCGCCGCCGGGACCTCCTCGACCAGGCCGCAGACATGTGGCTGACATCCCGGGAGATCGAGCGGGTCACCGCGTCCCTGGGTAGGCGTATCCCAGAGTCGAGCGTGCGAGAGTGGGCCGCGAAAGGCCACGTCCAGCACGCGGGTACGGGCCCGGTCCGGTATCTGCTGGACGATGCGCTGACGCACGCCGAGAAGGTCCGGCAGCGGTGCCCCCGCCGCAAGACCGCGTAGCTTCATGTAGACAGATCTACTGTATGAGTGTAGAGTCTTCTACATGACGACGACAGTGGCGATCACCTACGAGGTCCGCCCCTACCACGGAGAGACCACGCCGCTCCACTCCTGGCGGATCCTCGACGCCAACGGCGCCACGATCTCCGAGCTGTACGTCGACACGCACACCCTTGAGGTCCGGCAGATCGAGACCCTCCCCGCCCACCGCGGGGAAGGCCACGCCACCGCCCTCTGGGACGCCGCTACCGCGATGTTCCCGGTCTGCCACTCCCACGAGGCGCACCGCACCGACGCAGGCAACCGGTTCGCCGCCCGCGTCGGTGGCGCCACCGCCCCCTGCACCGATGACTGCGACTGCGACACCGCAGCCTGGGCCGACACCTACGACTACCAAAATGTGGGCTAGTGCGCCGTCCTTCAGGGCGGTGGTGAAAGCCCACGAGGGAGGGCCGCCGAGGCCCGATCGTGCCCTAGACCGGCCGGTTCTGCTGCTCGATGTACTGCCGCAGGATCGCCAGTGGCGCCCCGCCGACGGACCCGGCGAAGTAGGACCCGGACCACAGTTTCGACCGGCGCCAGTACCGGCGGGACAGGTCCGGGAACTCCTGCCGCATCCGCCGCGACGACACTCCCTTGAGGGAGTTGACGAGGCGGGCGACAGCGACCTTGGGAGGGAAGTTCACCAGCAGGTGGACGTGGTTGTCCTCGCCGTTGAACTCGACCAGTTCTGTCTCGAAGTCGTCGCACACGTCCCGCATGACCTGTTCGAGGCGGGTGAGGTGTTCGGCGGTGAACACCCGGTACCGGTACTTCGTCACGAAAACCAAGTGTGCGTGGAGGAGGAAGGCACAGTGCCGACCAGTGCGTATCGCTTCCATATCAGCCATAAACCAATGCTAGTCTGTACTCGTGCAGCTTCGGTACAACTTCCGGCTCTACCCGAGCCCAGGTCAGCGTCAGGCGCTGGCGAGGGCGTTCGGGTGCGCACGGGTGGTGTTCAACGACGGGCTCGCCGCACGGCGCGAAGCGCACGCCGAGGGTCTGCCGTACATCTCGGACGGGGACCTGTTGAAGCGGGTCACGACAAACGCGAAGCGGACCCCGGAACGGGAGTGGCTCGCAGAGGTGTCGGCGGTCGTCCTGCAACAGGCGGTCGCCGACCTGAACGGCGCGTACCGGAACTTCTTCAACTCCATGTCCGGGAAGCGGAAGGGCCGGAAAGTCGCACCGCCCAGGTTCCGGTCCCGGAAGGACCACCGGCAGGCGATCCGGTTCACCCGCAACGCAAACTTCAAGGTCACGGAGGGCGGGAAGCTGCGCCTCCCGAAGATCGGGGACGTCCCGGTCCGGTGGTCCAGGGACCTCCCGTCGGACCCGTCGTCGGTGACGGTGATCCTCGATGCGTCGGGCAGGTACCACGCCTCATTCGTGGTCGAGACGCAGGATGCGCCACTCCCACCGGTGGATGCCGAGGTGGGGATCGACCTGGGGTTGGCGTCGTTCGCGGTCCTTTCGTCGGGCAGGGTGGTGGACAACCCGAGGTTTCTGCGGAAGGCCGAACGCCGGTTGAAGCGGGCACAGCAGTCCCTGAGCCGGAAGCAGAAAAGCAGCAAGAACCGGGCCAAGCAGGTCCGGAAGGTCGCAAGGCTGCACGCTCGGGTGGCGGACACCCGGCGGGACTGGCTCCACAAGGCTTCCACGACGGTCATCCGCGAAACCCAAGCGGTATACGTCGAGGACCTGTGCGTGGCCGGTCTCGCCCGGACGAAGCTCGCGAAGTCGGTTCACGATGCGGGCTGGTCCACGTTCGTGGGCATGCTGGAGTACAAGGCGGCCCGGTGGGGGCGGACGTTCGCCAGGATCGGACGGTTCGAGCCCACCAGCCAGGTGTGCTCCACCTGCGGGATCAAGGACGGACCCAAGCCCCTCTCGGTCCGCACGTGGACGTGCCCGCACTGCAACACCACACACGACCGGGACCTGAACGCGGCCCGGAACATTCTCACCGCCGGACGGGCGGACAGAGCCTGTGGAGCGCAGGTAAGACCGGGACTCGTCCCGGCGCAGCGCGACGAAGCAGGAACCCACCGAAGCAGCCCCGCTGCAGTAGGAATCTCCGTCCTTTAGGGCGGAGAGGACGTCAAGACGAGGACTGATCGAACATGAGGACCACCACCGTCATCGCCCACCGGGCAGCCAGAGGCCCCCGCTGGCACATCAGCGGGACCATCCGTGCCGATGAGCACGACGCCTGCTACGCCGTCACCGCAGACCTTGCCACCGCCCGTGAGGCGAGCTACCAGGACCGCGGGCTCTACATGATCCAGGTCTTCGCCCCGGAGCAGTACACCGACATCACCGCCGAGGCCCGGCGCATCGGGGACGCTCTACGTGTAGCCCGGGCGACCGTCGCCGACCTCATGCAGCAGGCCACGGCGATCATCCCGCCAGCCCATGACGGCGGTAAGGGGATCCCCGAGACGCATCTGGCCGCCATCCTCGGCCTGGACCGGATGACGGTCCGGGAGCGGCTCGGCAAGCGCTGACCCGGATGGCCAGCCGTGAGCGTGCCGTCACCCGGCCTGGGGAGCCTGCCCGGATGCCCGCTGCCGGGCGCATCTGCGGGCAGGAGTGCGGCCCGGCGTCCTGCGCGGCCCCGGTGCACTGCCGGGGCTTGTGCCGCCGTCACTACCGGCGGCTCGCCCATGGCGGGACCCTCGACCTGGGCGAGCGGGCGATCGGGTCCCCAGCCGGTCACGGCCGGTGGGGGATCGTCGACGTCGACCCCGCCGACGGTGACCGGCTGGTCTGCCACGACTGCGGCCGGACGTACATCGCGCTGGCTGTGCATGTCGGCATGATCCACGGCGGGGTTCGGGCGTACCGACTCCGGCATGGGCTGCCGATGTCGGCGTGCATGACCGCCTCGGACCTGTCCGCACGGCTGGCTGACGCTGCCCGTCCTGTGGTTGGCCGGCTGGCTGGGGTTCGGTCGCCGGACACTCTCGATGCCCCGCAGGAGCTGATCACGCGGGGGCTGCGGCTGTCCGGGCGGGCGGGGCGTCCCGCTGGCACACCGACGCCGTCCAGGCATGGCGCACGTCTCGACCAGGGAGACACCGCAAGCAGACTTAGCCCGTCCGTGTGACATGCATGACGGGTGTTGCAGCAGATCAACGTGGGGATGATACGATACGCGCAGCGGATGCCAATGGAAGACGCTGCCCAGAATCGGAGCCGGTCCACTGCGGTGCAGGCCGGAAGTGAGCCTCAGGAGTTCCCGCTCGGTAGCGGGGCCTGAGGCTCGCGGCATTCAAGCCCAGGCGGTCCCTCGTAGGCCGCCTTTCTCACGCCCGGAGGGCACGATGGCCGCCAAGAAGCCCGCGAAGGCCCCACCGAAGCCTCCCGCGAAGAAGGCCAACCCGTTCGCCGGGAAGCAGGCGCCCCCCTTCGCAGCCAAGGGCAAGGCTGCATCGAAGGGCGCCATGCCCCCGGCCGGGATGCCGAAGCGCGGCAAGGGCAAGGGCTGCTGACCTCTGATGGTCGTCAAGTCCCCCGAGGGCGCCGAGGGCGCGGCACGCCTTCACGCCTACTGGGTGGCCGGTCCTGGTCTCGCGAAGTGGCGCGGGTCGGCGACCCCCTGGCGCACCCTCCGCCGGCACCTCGCGGAATACATCCAGAACCCGAAGGAACTGGACGCAACCACATCGAAGTGGTTCACAGAGGTCTTCGGGCATTCGGCCGCATCTGACGCCCACAGGGTGGAGATGGGCCACAAGCCGCGCGGCAAGGTCGTCGGCCCAGGCTGACCCTTCCGGCCGATCAAGCCCGGGACCAAGCCTGCCGATACAGCCTGAAGGCGAAGGGCGCCGCGTCAGGTGTCACCGTGGTCGAGGTTGATCCTCGGTACACGTCGCAGCAGTGCCGTATGTGTGGTCACGTCGCCAAGGAAAACCGTCAAAGTCAAGCGGTCTTCCTGTGTGTCTCGTGTGGCCACACGGATCACGCGGACCGGAACGCTGCCCGCAACATCCTGGCCCGGGGACTGCTCCTCACCACTGGTGAGATCGTCCCTGCGCCAGCCCCAGGACATGGGGTTTATGCCCGTCACGCATCGCGTAAGCCCGCGCAAGCGGCAGCGGGAACCTCTGGAGTGGCCGCGTGAAGCCCCCAGGAATCCCGGTCCTTCAGGGCCGGGAGGATGTCAAGGCGGCATGTGGCTCACGGTCGCGGAGTGGCAGCAGCTGGCCGTCTCGGCGACCGTCTGGACCCTCGGCTAAGCGCCTGGTATCGGACTACCCGGATAACCCACCAGTCGGCTATAATGGTAACCATGTCTGACCAGCGGAAACCGAAGCCCCTAGAGGAAACCGCTCGCCTACGCGACCCGATCCAACGGGCCATCGACGCTGACGTGTTCGCCACCTACTGCGAGGCGCGCGCCCGTGAAGCCCGCACCCTCCGCAACACATCCCTCAGGGAAGCCCGCAAGGGACACAGCATCCCGAAGGTCGCCGAACTGACCGGAATCAACGTCGCCACCGTCAAGGCGGTCTGCCGGTGACCGCCCGCACCGCGGCGGACATCCAGGACCGGCTCGACGATCTCACCCGCCAACGCGACGCACTCACCGACACGTCCAGCCCAGACCCGGCCGTAGCCCGCCTCTCAGGCGCAGGTCTCCACCAGCAACGCTCGCGTTCCGACGCGCACATGCGCCGATGGAAGGACCTCAACGACCGGATCGCCGGTGAGCGTCACCACCTCGCCCTCGCCAAGGCGCGCGAGGAATCCGCGGCAGCGAAAGCCGCCCCCCTCACGGCTGACGACCTCAAGGGCGCCGAGACCATCCGCACCCGACACGGACTGGACCAAGTCGTCAAGGTCAACAAGACCACCGTCACAGTCGATGACGGATGGGGCCCCCGCCGGGTCCCCTTCAACATGATCCTCGGGGTGGTCAAGGCCACCTAACCGCAACACCAATCCTGAGGGCACCCAGACTCCGGTCTCGGTGCCCTCACCCATGCACGGACACACCACCGTGACCGGTCCCGCCAGGAGCGGGACGCCGACACCGCCAGGAGCGGGGAAGCCGGCAGAGCGGAGACCACAATGACCAGCAACCCCCTCGACAGCGCGGCAACGTTCTCTCCCGTCGCAGACGCGCGAGGCTGATGTGGCCGCGAACATCCCTCTCTCCGCTGAGGAGAGGGCGGAGATCGTACGCCTGCATGGGGAGGGCAAGAGTGTCCGGCAGGTCGCTGACGCGATTGACCGGGCACCGTCGACGGTGTCCCGTCACGCGGGTGAACTCGGGCTTACGTTCGACCGGTCGCAGACGGATGCGGCGACGTTCGCGGCGATGGCCGATAACCGGGCGCGCCGCGCGGCGATCGTGGAGTGGCAGTATGAGCGGTGTCTGAGGTTGGCGGAGCGCCTTGGTGCGCCGACGTTCGAGACGGTCGGGAACTCGCAGGAGGGTCCGGTGGCTGCGGAGTTCGGGTTTGTGCCGCCGCAGGATGAGCTGCATCTGTCGCGGGCTCTCGCCTCGTATGCGAAGACTGCCGGTGACCTGGAGAAGGTCGACGCGGGCACGGGCGCTGAGGGCGCGAAGTCGATGCTGAATGACCTCATGTCGAGGTTGCGTGGGGGCGGCGGCTCTGAGTGAGTTGCCGACCGATCTGCCGCTGTCCCCGAAGCAGATCGACTATATCGCCAACTCGACTGCTGCGATAAATCTGTCAGAAGGTGCGATCCGGTCGGGGAAGACGATCTCGTCGCTGCTGCGGTGGCTGCATTACGTTGCGAACCACGACCACGGCGGGCAGCTTGTCATGGTCGGGAAGACTACGGCGACGGTGGCGCGTAACTGTTTCGCGCCTATGCAGGATCCGAGCATCTTCGGTGAACTGTCGCAGCATGTGCACTATTCGGCGGGGGCGCCGACGGCTCGGATCATGGGCAAGGTGGTCCATGTCCTCGGCGCGAATGACGCGAAGGCGGAGTCGAAGATCCGCGGGTTCACGTGCGGCGGGTCGTACACGGATGAACTTTCCCTCATCCCGAAGCCGTTCTGGGATCAACTCGTTGGGCGTCATTCCATCGACGGCGCCCTTATGTTCGCGACGACAAATCCGGAAAACCCACAGCATTGGGTGAAGAAGGAACTTCTCGACGACAACCCGGACGTCCGGTCCTGGCACTTCGGTATGGACGACAACCCGGTCCTGTCCGACGCGAAGAAAGCCTTCTGGCGTCGCCAGTACACGGGCTTGTGGTTCAGACGGTTCATCCTCGGTCAATGGGTGCAAGCCGAGGGCGCCATCTACGACATGTGGGACGAAGAAACCCACGTCGTCGACGAACTGCCGTTGATCCTCCGCTGGATCTGCGTGGGCATCGACTACGGCACCGTCAACCCGCTCGACGCACTCCTCCTCGGCCTCGGCGTCGACGGGTGCCTCTACCTCGCCAGCGAGTACCGGTGGGACAGCCGCAAGGAACGCCGACAGAAGACCGACAGCGAGTACTCGCAGGCCGTCCGCGACTGGACCGCTGGCTACGTCCGGCCGGGCGCTGACCATCCGGGCGTCACCCCAGAGAGATGGATCGTGGACCCGTCCGCGGCGTCGTTCATCACCCAACTGTGGCGGGATGATGTCTCGCCAACCGCCGGTGACAACGCGGTCCTCGACGGGATCCGACTCATCTCGAACCTGCTGGCCAAGGGGCAACTGAAGGTCCACCGGTCATGCAAGGGGTGGATTGAGGAGTGCCCCGGCTACGTGTGGGACGCGAAGGCCGCGGAGAAGGGCATCGACCAGCCCGTCAAGGTCGCTGACCACGCTCTCGACGCCGGGCGGTATGGACTTCTCACCACCGAGTGGTCATGGCGTCACGACCTGAAAGACCAACTACTTGACGCCGCCTGAGAGGAGGCCACGATGTCGTTGCCTCCCCCCGGGAAGACTGTGTGGCCGCCCGAGAAGTGGCAGTCAGCCTACGACCAGTACGCGACGAACGCGACGTGGTGGGCGGGCGACCCGGAGCAGTTGTCCAGCCTCTATGACGGCGGGCAGGGCTGGGTTCGCGGTGACACCCGGTATCGGGCGAGCCAGTTCCGCGGCGGGATGGTCGGGAGGATGGCCCGCTGGTTCTGGGGTCAGCCCGCCCCGGACGGTGAACTGCGGGCGAAACTGCACCTGCCGTTGGCGTCGGACATTACGGGGATGTCCGCGAACATGCTGTTCGCGGAGCCCCCGAAGTTGACGGTCGAGAACGCGAAGACACAGGACCGGCTCGACGTCCTCACGGACTTGACGGGCCTGCATTCGACGCTCCTTGAGGGCGCCGACGTTGCTGGCGCGTTGGGTGACGTGTATCCGTGCGTGACGTGGGACACGTCCATCCGGGATGAGCCGTGGATCCGCGTCGTCCACGGCGACGCCGTGGTCCCAGAGTTCCGGGCTGGCATGCTCGCTGCGGCAACGATCTGGACGGTCGTCAAGGATGACCACGGGAAGATCTGGCGGCACCTCGAACGCCACGAACGGGGCGTCGTCCTCCACGGCCTGTATGTGGGTGGTGTCAGCACTCTCGGGCACCTCGTTGACCTCCGGGAACACGAGGACACTGAACGGTTCCCGGAGCAGGTGGTGACCGGTGTTGACCGGCTCCTCATCCAGCACGTCCCGAATCTGCGACCGAACCGCCTCGACAAGGGGTCGCCTCTAGGCCGGTCCCTGTTCTCCCCGGCAGTGTTGGGGTTGATGGACCAGTTGGATGAGGTGTGGTCGAGTCTGGCCCGCGAGTACCGGCTGGCGAAGGCCCGCGCGGTCATCACTGAGGATGCGGTGAAGAGTCAGGGTCCCGGTCAGGGCGCCGTGTTCGATGACCGTGAACTGTTGATGCCGTTGAGGATTAACCCGAACCAGCAGGGCATGAAACCGGTGGAGTTGATTCAGCCGTTGATTCGGGTGGAGGAGCATCTTGCGGGGTGCCGCGCCCTCACCGAGGAGATCATCCGTTCCTGCGGGTTTTCCGTCAACAGTTTCGGGCGCGGCCAGACAGATCAGGCGGCGGCGACAGCGACGGAGATCCAGCAGCGTTCCGCGCAGTCGTATCTGACGCGGGGCATGCAGACCCTGCATTGGGGGTCCGCGTTGAGGGCTTCAGTGCACACGCTCCTTGAGGTTGATGCCGCCGTGTTCGGGTCGAAGGTGACACCTGAACGCCCCAAGATCGTGTTCGGGGACACGGTCGCCGAGTCGGACGCTCAGACCGCGCAGACGCTGGCGACCCTCGCCCAAGCCGAAGCCGTGTCGATCAAGACGCGGGTGAAACGCCTCAACCCCGAATGGGCGGATGAGGCCGTTGCCGAAGAGGTTGAGGCGATCATGCGGGAGCAGGGCCGCAACGTCCCTGACCCGGTCGCTCTCGTCCACGACGACACGTCTCCCATGGATGCACCCACTGATGTTCCGGCTGACGGGCCGGTAGCGAACGCCCTTCCGGCCGTACGACGCCGGTAGGGCTGCACCACCGCATCACCTTCCCCCCCAGTACCGGTCACGCCAGGCGCGTGCCCGGTCACAGCCAACCCCGCCAGGAGTGGACGAGGCATGCCCTACACCGAGAACGACACCACCCAGTCCGGGGACGACACGACCGCCGTGGAGGGCCAGGAGCCTGACGCGACCGTCCAGGTCACGGACGACACGGACGGCGAGAACGACGAGGGGTCGCAGGGCGACCCGACCGACGGTCTCACCGCAGATGACCTCCGCAAGGAGATCGCCAAACTCCGCAAGGAGAACGCGAAGACCCGCACCACCGCGAAGGAGCAGGCCGCGAAGGAAGCCAGGCTGGCTGCCCTCGCTGAAGGTGAACAGCAGTTGAAGGCGGCGATCGACGCCCGAGACAAGGAGTGGAAGGACCGGGCCGCGAAGGCGCTTGGGCTCGTCGACGCCGAGCCGGCGCTCACCCCCGAGCAGGTCGCCGAACGCATCACGCAGGAACGCGACCAGGCACGCAAGGACGCTGAGGCCCGCGGCAATGAGCTCCTCGAACTGCTCCGCGAGGTCGCCGTCCAGGACGCGGCGGCAATGCACGACGCGTCCCCGGGGAGGCTCACGGATTCCCGCGCCTTCATGGCGAAGGTCGCGGCGGTCGACTCCGCCGACAAGGCGGCGTTCCGTGTCGCCGTCGCTGAACTCGTCGAGGCCGAGGTTGAGGCGAACCCCGACCTGAAGGCCATCAAGAAGACCGCCCCGGCCGCTGCGTCTGGCGGGACGACTACGGCCGGGACTGCCCCCCGCGACCTTGACCACATGTCCGTTGACGACCTCATCGACGCCGGGTTCACGAAGCGCCGATGATCAACCCGCCAGAGCGGCGGTAACCGAGAGAGGACGCCGTCATGGCGAACACATTCATCAAGCCGTCGATCGTGGCGAAGATCGCGTTGGCGAACCTGATCCAGCAGTCCACGATGCTCAGGCTGGTCCACCGCGACTACGAGCGGGAGTTCGTGCAGGGCGCCGGTGACACTGTCACCATCCGCAAGCCGGCGACGTTCGAGGCGAAGGACTTCGTCGAGGCGGATGGGATCGAACTCCAGAACGTCACCGAGTCGTCGATCCCTGTCGTCCTGAACACCCACAAGGACATCTCGATTTCGTTCGGTGCGAAGGAACGCGCCCTCGACATCAAGGATCTACAGGTGCAGGTCATCACCCCGGTGATGCAGGCGCACGCGAAGGCTGTCGACCAGGCGATCCTCGCGTTCCGCAACGACATCGTCCAGGAGGTCGGCACGAAGGGCAGTGTCACGACTGGCGTCTCCGGCACGAACGCGTGGGATTGGGACAACCCCCGCGTCATGATCGACGCCGGGCGTGTCTTGGACACGCGGGTCGTCCCGGAGGACGAGCGGTTCGTCGTCGTCGGCCCGACCACGTCGGCGAAGTGGCAGGGTGACGACCTGCTCACCAAGGCCAGTGATCGCGGTGACATCGTCGGCCGCACTCAGGCGTACCTGGGGAACCGGCTGTTCGGGTTCGAGCCGTACAAGACGACCCATGTCACGGGTGGTGACAGTGAGATCGGTGTCGCGTTCCACCGGACCGCTGTCGCGTTCGTGACGCGCCCACTGATGCTGCCGGAGGGGTCCGCGAAGGCGTGGTATGAGGAGGCTGACGGGGTGGGGGTGCGTTGTGTGTGGGCGTACGACTACACGCACAAGAAGGATGTCCTGTCGATCGACCTGCTGTTCGGTGTGAAGACGCTCGCGGCAGAGCGCGCCTGCCTGATCTGGCAGAACGCCAGCTGAGCCTGATGCCCACTGTCCTGGTTCCGTTCCGGCCTGATGGTGCGGAGCGGGACCGGGCGTGGGCGCACTTGTCTGAGCGTTGGGCCGGACTCGGGTGGGAGGTCATCGCGGGGGGCTGTCCGGATGGCCCGTGGGTGAAGGCTGCCGCGGTCGAGGATGCACTGTCCCGGGCGACCGGGGATGTCCTGGTCTTAGCTGACGCGGATGTGTGGTGTCCGGGTGTGGTGGCGGCTGTTGAGGCTGTCGAGTCGGGTGCGGCGTGGGCTGTCCCTCACACGCTGGTGCACCGGCTCACCAAGGGTGCTACCGACGTGATGCTTGGGCGGGAAGTGTTCGGTGGCCCGCTGATTGAGCAGCGGGTGGAGCAGCGCCCGTATGTCGGGATGGTCGGCGGCGGCTGTGTCGTGCTGCGCATGGACGTGTACGAGGCGTGCCCCCTGGATCCGCGGTTCGTGGGTTGGGGTCAGGAGGACGCGGCGTGGGGTGTGGCCCTCACCGCCCTGTACGGGCCGCCGTGGCGGTCCACGGAACCGTTGTTCCATCTGTGGCATCCGCCGATGGACCGGGTCGGGCTGACCCCGGAGATGGCGTCCGGGGAGTGTGCGCCGCCGCGGGGGACGGGCACGGTGGCGGGCCGGCGTCTTCTGGCGGAGTACGCGCGGGCTGCGGGTGAGGGCCGGATGCGTGAGTTCCTCGCTGGACGCGAGGTCGAGACCAGGGAGACCACGATGTGGAAGTACAGAAACCGGAACGACGGGTCTACCCACGAGTTCCCGTCGCGGAACGACAGGCTGGATCGTCTCGGGAACTGGGTGTTGATCGAGCAGCCTGCCCCGCATCCGTTGCGGGACGACGACTTCCGGCGTGCCCTCACCGAGGCCGAGACCGAGACCGGGTCCGTTACTGTCCCGGCGGCAGTGGCTGGCTACGTGTCCGCGGACGGGTCGCCCATGTCCGGGACTGTGACCGTCAGCAACCCTCAGGGTGAGACGGCCTCCGAGGCTGATGGGCGCATCATGCGTGACCGTGCGCGTCCCGTGGAGACGGTGAACCTGCCTGATGTCGTGGAGATGTTCTCCCTCCCGGACCCTCCCGTCGAGGCTGCCCCAGCGGATGACTCGGATCTGACGGCCCGTCCGCCGGTTCGTGCGTCGGTGGAGGAGTGGCGGTCCTACGGGCGTACGGCGGGCATCGGGGACGCCGTGGACGGAATGACCAAGCAGCAGCTCATCGACCACTACCGGGCGTGATGTCGTGAGTAGTGAAGGCGTCGGGTCGCCGCAGCACCTCATCCTGAACGCGTGGGGAAGCCTCGTCCTCGCGGCCCTCTGCATGGCCGTCTCGGCGTGGGGGCAGGCGTTCACTGGGCTCCCGATTGACTTCCAGTTCCAACCTGTCGCGTGGGCTAACGAGACGTACGGCCGGGGTCACATCCGGGAGCCTCTCGGCGTCCGGATCACTGGCTAGTCCGATGTCGCTGTCTCCTGCGGTCACCGACCCGTACAGCACGACCGGTGACGGGGAGCCGCAGCCGGACAGTGTGCCCGCCGTCTACGCGGCCCTGATCGCTGGCCTGCTGGCGGTGTTGGCCGCCCACCTTGCTCCTACCCCGGGGGTTCCGATCCCGTCGTGGGCGACCCGCGTCCTCGGCCGTCTTCCCCGGTTCCGCACCGAGGTGCAGCGGGCACTCACGGAGTTGACGGTCCGGTTGGGTCCGATGGTGGAGCGGGACCTGACCGACATCGTGGAGCGCGCAGCCCGTGAGGCTGCCGCTGACGCCCGCTGGGACGGACCCCTCCCTGACGTCTCACCGGTCACGGTCCGCGCCGTCCTGGCCGTCCTGACGTCCTCCCACCAGCGGATCCAAGCGGTGATGGAGGACGCGTTCCGGGCGGGGGTTCGGGCTGGCCAGACAGCGACGGGTGACCCGACCCGCGACATTCAGCGCGTCTTGGATGACCTCGCCGACCGGGGCATCACGGGGTACACGGACGCTGCCGGGCGGAACTGGAGCCTGGAGCATTACGTGGAGACGGCGGTCCGGGCGCAGTACGCGGAGGTCGCCCTCAACGCCTACCTGGACGTGTGCCGGGCGGCTGGGGTCAGGTTCGCGCGGATCAGCGTCAACCACACCTTGCACAAGGCGTGCCGCGACTGGGAGGGCAAGACCGTCTCCCTGGACGGGTCGCCTGCCGGCATCTACTGGGTCGCTTCCCCGGCTGGGCGGATGGTGGAGGTCCGGTGTGCTGGGACTCTGCCTGAGTCGCGTGCGGCTGGGGTGTGGCATCCGTGGTGTCAGCACCGGTTGACCGCCGTGGTCCCGGGTGGTGGGCGTAGGTCGCGTCCGTCGCCGTCTGTGGATCGGGTCGCCCGCGCGCAGCGGCGTTACCTGTCCCGCACCGCGCGGGCGTGGCGGCGACGTCAGCGGGTGGCGCTCACACCGAAAGCCAGGGAGCAAGCACAAGCCAACGCCGAACGGTGGGACCCCCGCCAACAACCCTGATTGGAGCCCCTGTGGCCGAGAATGAGACGTACCCGCTCCTGCAGTCCGGGACCCTGTCGAGCGGCGCGCACAACGGCGAGAGGCAGGACTCGACCGCGTACCGGGGTCTGATCCTGGTCGCCGACATCACCGCATCGACCGGGACGTCGCCGACCCTGACCGTGAAGTTGCAGGAGTTCCTGCCTCAGGCGGACGCGGGCGCGGGACGCTGGGTGGACATCACTGGGGCGACGACGGCGGCGATCAGCGCTGGGTCTCCTGGCGCGACGTCCCTGGTCGTGTATCCGGGGTGTATCGCGTCGGCGAACGCGGTGGTGAACCGGCCGGTCGGTGAGCACTTCCGGTATGTGGCGACGGTCGGTGGGACGTCCACGCCGACGGTGACGTGCTCGATCCACGCGCAGATGGTCCTCTGAGGTTCCGGTGGCGTACGCGACAGCGGCCGAGCTTGCGGCGAGCGACTTCCTTCCCACGGGGATCTCCGCCCCGACGGGTGGGGATGCTGCGCGGCTGCTGTCGCGTGCATCCCGGATCGTCGACACCCTGCTCCTGCGGGCCGTGTATGACGTGGACGACGACGGCATGCCCACCGACACGGGTGTGGTCACGGCGGTGCGGGATGCGACGTGCGCGCAAGCCTGCTGGTGGCTGGAGACCGGGGATGAGGCCGGGGTGGCTTCCGGGCTGAATTCCATCAGTGTCGGGTCCGGCCCGTCCATCAGCGGGAGCCTGTCGAGGGTCGCACCGGACGCGGTTGAGGTGCTGCGTACCGCGGTGGATTCGGTGGGTAACCCGATCATGACCGGTCCTTGGCAGCCCTGACGTGGACGTGCCTCTGGTGGTCCTGCGGGACACGGTGATCACTCCGACGGGGTCTCTGCGCTGCGCGGTGGTCCTGACGGATGCGGGCGGGCGCGGGACGTTCACGACGGATGACGGGATGAAGGTCCCCTACTCGCGGAAGCTGATCTGCCGTGCCGGTTCCGAGCCCGACTTGTTGGCCGCGCTCACCGTGAAGGGTGTCGCGTGTGTAGTCGGCGGGTTCCGGGTGCAGGACACGACGGGCCCGTGGATGCGGCACACGGTCGTCTACTGCACGACCCGGCATGACGTGGTGGGTGACCTGCCGGACACGGTCACGATCTACCCGTCGACCACCAGCACGGACGCCTACGGCACCACGCGGAGGGTTCCCTCGGCGACCGGGACCAGCATGGCCGCCAGGGTGGATCCGGTGTCGTCCGCTGAGTCTGCGGCGGATGGGCAGCGGCGCGCACAGACGTGGACGTTGACTGTGGACGGGGACCTCGCAGCCCAGGGCGTGGACGCCTACTCGACGGTTCTGTTCGGGTCGGTGCTGTTCCACTTGGATGGGGATCCGTTGGTGCACGCGGACAATGTGGGTGGCACCCACTCGACGGCCACGATGCGCCGGACCGGGCCAGGCACGGCATGACCAGGTTCAGGGTGAACCCGGACCTGGAGCGGGAGTTGCGCCGGAATCCTGCCGTGATGGCTGGTGTTCATGACGCTGCGGTGGCGGTGCATGCTGCTGCGGCGCGGCGGGCTGAGCCGCACCGGGATACGGGCGAGTATGTCCGGCTGCTGGTGGTGGAGGACCGGGGCGAGCACGGTTCCGCGGTGGTGGCGGGTGCCCCATATGCGAACTTCCTGGAGTACGGCACGTGCTCGCGCAGACTGCCGATTGCCCCGACCCCGTGCCCGCACACCGAGCCCCGCAAGACGGGCATCCACCCGCAACTGATCATGACCGGCGCCATCGGCGACGTCACCCGTTAGGAGTCGGCACGTGTCCATCCAGAATATCACCCCGAACGTGTACAACAAGCACGTCCTCGTCGATGCGACGGACGAGGACGTCACGCTCAGCCTTCCTCGGTTGCAGATCCGGCAGTTGCACAAGTCCGGGCTTGACGAGGCCACACATACGGTGACCCGCGCCGACGAGTCCGCTCACACGGTGACGGTGTCGGTCCCGGCTGGGTGGACGTTGAACGGCACGACGCCGGATCGGTGACGCTCACGCTCGGCACGGTGGCGTTCCGGCTGGTCGGCCTGCGGGCGTGGGCTGGGTCGCAGGGCGCCGCTGACGGTGTGACGGACCTTACGGACTTGTCGTCTGGGGTGCGGACGTCCCTGGGGAAGGCCGACACGGCCGTCCAGGTGGGCGGGGATATCGGGGGTACGTCGACCGCCCCGACGGTCGTGACGACACACCTGGCGGAGGCTCTACCGCTCGCGCAGGGAGGCACGGCAGCGACGTCGGCTTCCGGTGCACGGTCAGCCCTTGGCCTTGGCTCGGCTGCGGTCATGTCGACCGCGCAGATCGCCGCCGACAGCGCACTGACCACCACGTATGCCCCGGTATCCGGGGCGGCCCGGCCGACCTGGACGAGCGACTACAGCGGCGGCGGCGACACATCGGACAGCACGTCCCGGCTTACCCTGCAGTCCCACCAGCGGGCCGTCTACCCCCACCACTACGCGGAGGTTCTGCGGGTCGACCTGGAGCGGACCGGCGCCAAGGGGATGCTCGCGTGGCGCGACAACTTCACGACCCCGGGCAGCCCCCGCACCGTCGCTTGGATGGGTGCACACGGCCTGTCCAACGACGGCACACACTGGCACAACCACGTGTCGATCGAAGTCCCCGATCTGACCGGAGCGATGCAGACCGCGCTGGAGATCCCCTACGCGGAATGGGACACAGCGAACGGGTTCGGGCTCGCCGCAGCCGACGTGTACGTCCGAGCGACGGCGTCCCTGATCGCTGGCGGCGTCCCGATGATCGTGGAGGGAGCGGCAGCATCCTCACGTCAGTTGCGCTGGACGACCACGGACGGCACGAACGTCCCGAAATCCGCCGGAACCCGGTGGGCGGCCCTGGCCGACACCACCGCCGAGAGCGGAACGAACGCAGGTAGCAACTGGCAACTCGTCCGCTACAACGACGCCGGGACGGCTGTCGAGGCCGCGCTTTTCGTCCGACGCTCGGACGGGCAGGTCGGCATCGGTAACACCGCACCGGCCGCCAGCCTCGACATCGGCGGCAGTGGCACCGCCAACGCACGCCTGAACCGCGGCGCCGTGACGAACTTTGCCTCTATAAGCCTGGCCACCGCGGGGGCCGACCGGTGGGCGTGGCAACTCCGCAACGACTCCACCAATGACGCGCACTTCCGGAACGTCGCGGACGGTAAGACGTCCATCGTGTTCGACTCGAACGCCACGCAGGCCAACCTGCAACTGCTGTCCGGGACAAAGAGTTTCGGTGGAGGGGTAGGAGTCATCGGCATCACCAGTTGTACGACCGTACCCACCACCAACCCTACGGGCGGCGGTGTCCTCTACTGCGATGCCGGAGCACTCAAGTACCGGGGGAGCTCCGGCACCGTGACCACTCTCGGGGCGGCGTGATGGACGTCGACCCGGTGGCGATCCTGTCCCTGTTGTCCAGCCTGACCGGTCAGGTGCAGGCGCTGCAGCAGGAGAATTCCGGGCTCCGGCAGCAGCTCGCGGCGGCACAGTCGGACCCTGACCAGCATCCGGCATAACGGCGGGGGGTTGAGGCCATCCAGATATCGGCGACGTCACCCGTTAGGAGTCGACATACAACAGCACCAACTCCTTGAAGATCAGTGGCGGGTCGGGGGTTGGCGTGGTGGGGTTCATGTCGGACCTTGGGTCGGGGCATGTCATCTCCGTCACCGGCAGCGCCTCCGGAGTCGTGCTGGAGCGGGTGGTAGAGACGACGCCGGGCGCGTCGGTGGTGAACCACGTCACCGTGGATTCCGGCTGCAATGTTGCGCTGATAATGACTAAAAGCATCACTGCGAACTCTCTGGCGGAGGGGACAACAACGACGCTCGCCTGACAATCGGCGCACGAAATGACCTGGCACCTGTCCCTGAGCGGAGTTGAGTGAGTTGTCGATCGCTTCCAGCGACCTGTTGATCAAACTGTCGGTCAAGACCGGGGCGGCCGGGAACTCGACCGCGGGCACCCCGGCGGGGAGTCTCGGGAAGTACATCAGTACCACCGAGATCGTAGATGCCACCCTGGCGAATCTCTTTGATGCCATCAGTGGGGACGAGAACGCGGCGTCCACGGTCGAGTACCGGTGCCTTTTTGTGCACAACGCGCACGGCACCCTCACCCTCACGTCCCCGGTGGTGTGGCTGTACTCGGAGACGGCGGGTGGCGCGTCGGCGGCGATCGCCGTGGACACGACGGCCGCATCGGCGATCGGGGCGTCCGCGGCGCAGGCCCTGCAGGTGGCGGACGAACTGACCGCCCCATCCGGCCTGTCGTTCACGGCGCCGACGTCGAAGGGCACGGGCCTCGCCGTGGGTGACATCCCGGCCGGGGAATGCAAAGCGGTCTGGGTCCGGCGGACTGCCGCGAACACCGCCGCCCTGGACGTGGACGGCGTCGTACTCCGCGTCGAGGGCGACACTAGTGCATAAATCAGAGCAGGGCCGGAGGAACTTCTGATGCCGTACGCGGTGCAGAACCTGGCCGTGGCGACGGTGGCGACCGCCCCGTCGCCGGCCACGTCGGGGACGACGTTGGTCCTGGCGACCGGTGAGGGGGCACGGTTTGCCGACCCCGCCACGGTCGGCGCGTACCCGGTGACCGTGGCTGCGGCGGGTGCGTTGCCGACGCCCGCAAACGCGGAGATCGCCACCTGCACGGGGAAGTCGACGGACACTCTCACCCTGACCCGCGGCACACCGGCCCGGACCGTCATCGTCGGCGACGTCGTGTTCGCCAGCCTCACCGCCGAGCACATCACGCAGCGGGACGCGAGTGCGCGCGTCATGAGCCTCATCGTCGGGAGCTGACACATGACCGCGCCGAACATCGCGACCGCCCAGAACGTCTACGGGCACAGCACGCCCCTCGCGGTCACCGCGTCCGCGGTGGCCATCGTCACGGGGGAGTCCGGGCACCTGAAGAAGGTCATCGGCCTGATCGTCTCCAACGTTGGAACTGGTGCGACCGCGGACATCACCGTCGACCTGTACCGGTCATCGACCGCGTACCGGGTCGCCTGTCAGGTGACGGTGCCGCCGAAGACGACCCTGCCCCTGCTCGGGAAGGACCTTCCCCTCTTCGTCGAGGAGGCGGACACGTTGCGGGTGACCGCCTCCGTGACGTCAACCCTGGAGGCGGTTGCCGTGTGGGAGGACGTCTACTGATGGCGGGCGCGCGCACGGCGGACGGCAGGATCGGGACGCATCCGGCCCGGTTGGCGACGTCTGGGATGGTGTCATTGGGGGAGCAGTTCAGGGCACAGCAGGCGGGCCAGTGGCCGGGCGTCGGAACCCCTGCCCCGACCAGCCCATGGGTGCGGTGCGCGGATTGGCTGGCCCTGCCGACGTTGACGGGCTCGGACAACAAATTCGTTGGCCTGATGGCCGTCACGAACGACGCCTCGAACTATTCGGCGATCTCTGCGGCGGGGAACTATCACGTCGACTGGGGTGACGGCACTTCGGCGGATGTCGCGTCCGGGGTGACCGCGTACCACTGGTACGACTATGCCGCGATCGACGCGGGGACCTTGTCGACGCGGGGGTACAAGCAAGTCATTGTGACGGTAACCCCGCAGTCAGGACAGACGTTCACCGGCCTGAACTTGCAGGTGAAGCACAACCGGTCTGGGTTGGGGGCGTACGAGTCCCGCTGGCTGGATATCGCCGTGGCGGGAGCGTCGCTGTCGTCGCTGACGATCGGGGCGTCATCGCTGACGGTGCGGGTAGGGATGCTGGAGCAGTGCGGGTTGTACGCGAACGCGATCACGACGGGCGGCGCGTATCTGTTCGCGTACTGCTACAAGTTGATGTCGGTGGCGTTGAGCACCTCGACGTTCACCAACATGAGCTCCATGTTCTACTCCTGCTATTCGCTTGTGTCGGTGCCACTGTTCTCGACGGGCGCCGTCACCAACATGAGCTCCATGTTCCAGTCCTGCGCTTCGCTTGTGTCGGTGCCACTGTTCTCGACGGGCGCCGTCACCAACATGAGCTACATGTTCCAGTCCTGCGCTTCGCTTGTGTCGGTGCCACTGTTCTCGACGGGCGCCGTCACCAACATGAGCTACATGTTCCAGTCCTGCTATTCGCTTGTGTCGGTGCCACTGTTCTCGACGGGCGCCGTCACCAACA